TCACCTGCTGCTAGAATTGGGTTTGCAGCCGTCCATTGTGCTGCAGTACCTCTGCGCTGTTGCATTCTTGTTGCCATATTTTATTTCTCCTTTATGGGGGCTGCCCATTAACTTATCTTATTATAACCCCTGTTTTAATTGAAGTTATCTACTACACTACCGCCATCGAATACAACTGTCCAAACTGTTGAGTCTGGTCCACCTGCATCCAAACCTACACCCAATGGGCTGTTGAATGATCCACCTTCATAGAACTGAGATACAATGAAACCAGTTCCATCAATTGCGGTATCGTGAATATGTTGTGGTAAGTTATTTGTATCATCAATAGTTGCTTGAGTATACCAAGTTCCATCATAATAAAAATTAACTCTATTTGTTGTTGTGTCTAACCACTGCTTACCGTTTGTTGGTGAAGAGGGAGCCGTTGATGATACAGTCATACCTGTTAAAGAATCTACATATGCCTTTGTTGCTACATGTGAATTCTCTGTTGGGCTTGCTACTGTTAAGGTTCCTCCAAAACTACCAGATCCTGCGACCTGTAGTCCATTCTTGACCTTAAAGTCTTTATCGACTGTTGCCATTTATTACTCCCTCTTCCAACTATTTTTATTTTTTATTACGCAAGCAATGTTCCGACAACAGTCACTGTTGAAGTGTTGTTGGCAGTTGTTACTTGAAGTTGTACATTTGCTCCTGAGATTGATGCTGAAACTGATCCAAGAGATGATCCTGTTGAGACCATTCCGTATTCAGTGATTGCAATGTTATCTGAAGAATCAAGTGTTAATAGTACCTTTGAAATATCTGTGTGACTTCCATTGGCAATCTTTACAAGGTATTCTGCTGAACGATAATCAGCCTTTGCAAAAGCGTGGGCTGTCTGAACTCCTGCTGTTGGTGCTGATAGAGTTGCTGCAACCTGCTTAGCAACTGAGTTAATTGCAACTGATGTAAATGAACGATCTGTTCCATCTACCGCAGTGCGAGCACGAGCATCTGTGAAGTACTTATTTGTACCTTCTGCAAGATCAGATGTTGTAGAGTCTGCCACACCGTTTTCTGCGGTGATAGTAAGTCCTGCACCTGTTCCTGTGATTGTGATGTTTGAAAGTGTTGCACCAGTCAAAAGTGATGCTGCTGAAGACTTAGCACGAGCATCTGTGAAGTACTGTGCTGTTCCTTCTGCTACATCAGATGTTGTAAGTGCATCTGCGTATGCTTGTGCTTCAGTCTTTGCTGTTGCAATTGCTGCAGCCTGTGCAGTTGAAACTGGTTTGTTTGCGTCTGAAGTATTGTCAACATTTCCAAGTCCTACTGAAGACTTTGTCAATGCTCCTACTGCAGTTGCAATCTTTGTGTCTGCTGCAGTTCCTGCTGCGTTCACTGCATCTGATTCTGCTGTATCAACATACTGCTTTGTTGCTGCTCCAAGGTTTGCTGATGGATCTGCTGAAAGGACAAGAAGTCCAGTCATTGTATCTCCAGACTTTGAAACCTTTGTTCCTATTGATGTAGCAATACTTGTAGCAAAGTTTGGATCATCTGCAAGTGCATCTGACAATTCTCCAAGTGTATTTAATGCTTCTGCTGCTGTTCCTACAAGGTTTGCTACTGCTGTTCCTACGAATGCTGTTGTAGCAACCTGTGTTGTACTTGTTCCTGCAGTTGCTGTAGGAGCAGTAGGTGTGCCTGTTAGGGCTGGTGATGCAAGAGGAGCCTTTAGGTCAAGTGCTGTTTGTGTAGCAGTTGAAACTGGCTTGTTAGCATCAGAAGTATTGTCTACGTTTCCAAGACCAACCATAGTCTTGTCAATACCAGAAACTGTACCTGTAAATGTTGGTGAAGCAGATGGTGCCTTAGCATTAATCTGATCCTGAATTGCTGAAGTTACTCCGTCAACAAAGTTAAGTTCTGCTGTAGATGCTGTAACTCCATCAAGAATATTAAGTTCTGATGCACTTGCAGTTACACCGTCAAGGATGTTTAATTCTGCTGTTGAAAGTGTTGCTCCATCAAGAATATTAATTTCTGCTGCTGTTGCAGTTACTCCTGTTAAGTCTGTTGGTGCAATGCTAACATTAGCACTACCGTCAAATGATTGACCAGCAATAGTTCTTGCTGTGGCAAGTGTTGTTGCTGTACTTGCATTACCAGTTAATGCTGCTGTAATTGTTCCTGCAGCAAAGTTACCTGATGCATCACGCTTTACAACTGTATTTGCAGTATTAGCAGATGTTGCTGTACCACCAATAAGACCAACGATGTAATCTTGATCTGCTTGCTTCTTTGTAAGAACGTCAAATCCGCCAACTGTTGCTGATGAACCTTCAACGACTAAACCACTCTTAATTTTAAAATCTTTATTTACTGTTGCCATTTTTTATATCTCCTTTTATTACGCCTTAAGTCCCAAACGAGCATATCGTACGGTGACTGGCTTGATCGCATTATCTGGAGTGACTGTAATAGCCACGGTATTTCCAGTGCGAGAGACATTAATGGTGCCAATATTCCCATCATTGTCGATTGTTCCATACTCACTAACAGATACATTTGTACCATCAGCAAGAATTGTTAATTCGGTTGCATAGAACTTATTGTCCCCTGCAGTAGTCTTTGATATTGAAATAATATACTTGACCATACGCCAAACTGTGGCATCAAAAGAATCAATAACAGTTAAGTTTTCAATTCCACTTATTGTATTTTCATTGTTACCTGAAGAACCCAAATCTGTTGCTTGGGCTGCTGCGGTATCAATTAGATCTACATAATTTTCTTGAGTAGGTCTGTCTCCTGTTTGAAACAGGGCCTTTACGTTTGAGATTGATATTTTAGCCATGTGGTAATTATATCACCCTTTTAACTATCTAATTAAAGAATATAGTTGCTGTATCCAATAACCTGAAGTGGAATTGGGGCAGGGTTTGTTTTTGAATACCCAAACACACTTACATTGATAAACTGTACCCTAAAAGGCAAAACCTCTTGAACTCTTGCTTTTGGTTGTATGTGATCTATACGAACTCTTCTTAAATCAAGTTCTTGTACCTGTGCATGTGCTAATTGGTGTGTTGGCATTACTGTGTTACATCTTCAATAATAACCATTGACCCTTTGGCTACCGTCCAAACTCTGCCTTCTGATAGAAGTTCTGTGAGTTGAATATCGAAGATGTCTCCTGTCTGAAGAAGTTCAGATTGTGAGGACGTAAGGTTTACAGTAAAACTTCCCTCTGTATCTTGAAACTCAATTGGCTGAGGGGACAAAGAAAGAACAAGGCTTGCATTACGACGAATGTCCATTTTAACTTGCCAGTCTTCAAGAAGAAGTGGCTCTCTTGCATCGTTGGTTACATAAACACGAAAGGCTGCTGAATCGCCACGAACAACTGTCCAACGAATTTCTGGTGGTGCTGCACCTAGTGCATAAGAGTCTGTTGGTTGATTTCTAAAGGTAGCCATAATGTTATTATATCACGACAATCCGTCTTTGAGTGCTCCCCAAGTACCATTGCCTTTTGTCTGAACAACAAGCAAACCTTGTGTTCCTTGAACGGCAACTACTGCAACATATCTTGCTGGACCAGTTAAAGGTCTTCCTCCAACAAGTTCTCCACTTGAGTTAATATAAACCTTAGTTCCTGGAGCACCTATACCAGAAGTATTCATCTGTAAAACTCCAGACACAACAGCAACACCATCACTTAATGCAGAAATTCCTGTTTGTATTAATCCAAGTATTGGTGCATCTGGATTATGAGTTAGACTTGATGGATTATATCTTTCTACCGTTGTTTTCATCTGTCCACTATGAGAAACATTTCCTGTAATATAAACTGGAGTTCCAGCAGACAAGACAAAATTGGTATTATTTCTAACTGGTGAAGAAACACTGGTCATTCCTAGTGGTGGCAAAATATCATTAAGGGCATCAACAAGCACTTTAATGTCTCCGTGTACATTCACGGGATCTGAAGCAAGAGGAAACTTCATAGTAGGATAATTAGATGATACGCCTGTAGCCATAATCTTTATTATACCACTCTATAGAATTTAGTTGTCTGATAATTTACACAAGTAACATTTAAAATTACCACTTACCCAATGGGCATGTTGCAGCCTCTAGTTTAGTTTTTAGGCTCATTATGCACCCACATTTTTTGCACTGAGTTGTTAGTTTAATTAATTGTGGACACCCTTGACAAATTAAGAGCCTTTTTCTAGCCAAACCCTCTTCTTCTGAATACTGATTTGGATTTAAAAGGTGCCATGGCTTTGTAGCCCCACTTGCAATTTTCCATTCGTCCCATTTAGACATTATTTCTCCATCTACAATATAAGTTTATCATACCAAAATATTAAAATAAAAAATATACGCTAAATTTGACTTTTGGGGTAAAATTATGTTATACTAGGTAGTAACACCTACCAAGGTGTTATTGTTTTCTAAGGAGGAAACTATGATTAAATTTATCGAAAGAAACAAAGAGATCATTAGCACACTCAGTATTGTAGCATTAGTAACGGTTATGTCTAACTCTGCTAATGCTATTTCAGATCTTGATACTAAGAACAACCTTAGCCTGAAACAGGCTCAAACATCGGAAACCGCCTCGAAAGAGGTTTTTTTGGTTTCTAAGGCAAAAAGGCTAGAGAGTTTTGAGAATAAGACATCTCTGACCGATATTGAACTAAAGCAACTCCTTTCCCTTGTAGGGTTTAAGGGGCAAGATCTTGTAGTGGCTTGGGCCATTGCCAAGAAAGAATCTAATGGTAGGCCTTTGGCATTTAATGGCAACCACAAGACTGGGGACTCCTCTTATGGAATGTTCCAAATTAATATGATTGATACACTTGGTCCTGATCGTAGGGATAAGTTTGACTTGGACTCTAATGCTGAATTATTCAATCCCGTGAAGAATGCAGAAATTGTATACTACATGACAAAGGGTGGAGATGATTGGTCTTCTTGGAAGGGCATTACCCCAAAGACCAAAATGTGGATGAGTAAATTTCCTAAATAATATATCAAATTAGGACCCCTCTTAGGAGGGGTTCTTTTTTGTTTCTTGAAGTATCCAGTTATAAGTTTTTTGAATTCCATCTTTAAGAGACATTGAGTAATCCCAATTTAACTTTTCCCTAACTAAGTCATTATTAGAATTTCTACCTCTAACTCCAAGAGGACCAGGAACATGCATCTTACTTAAAACTTTACCCTCAATACTGCAGGCAATGTCTACCAGTTGATTAATTGTAACCATCTCTTCAGACCCAATATTAACTGGGCCCGTAAAGTCTGACTGCATAAGCCTTCTTGTTGCTTCTATGCATTCGTCTATATATAGGAATGATCGAGTTTGTTCTCCATCCCCCCAAATTTCTATAAAGCCATCTGCTTGTATAACTTTTCGACACATCGCAGCAGGTGCCTTTTCTTTTCCACCATCCCAAGTTCCTTCTGGTCCATAAATATTATGATATCTGGCGATGGCTACTGGAATCTTATTGTTTCTATTAAAGGCCAAGAACATTCTTTCACTAAACAGTTTCTCCCAACCATACTCACTGTCAGGATCTGCAGGGTATGCATCAGACTCCTTAAGTCCAGGATTGTTAACATCTAACTGTTTGTAATCTGGATACATACAAGCAGAACTTGAATAAAATATTTTTGTTTTGTTAATATCATATTTTGCGTTTAATCTTGACTGTGCTCTTAAAAGATTAAGGTTTATTAGTGCAGAGTTTTCCATAATCTGAGAATCATTTAAACCAGTGAAGATATATCCTGCGCCACCCATATCGGCTGCAAATTGATATATTTCATCAAAAGAAGTTATTGATTTATATGGAACTTCGTGATAAAAGTTTCCTTGATATCCTTTAAATTGAATTACTTTTTCAACATTTTCATACACGGACAAATCTCTTTCAATAAACTCATCTGCTTCTGTATTTGAAAAGTCTGGATGTTTTAAATCAACACCTCTAACCCAATATCCTTCTGATTTTAATCTTTTTACCATGTGGCTTCCTATAAAACCACCTGCTCCTAAAACTAATGCTGTCTTCATTTTATTGTTCCAATCTTCTTGATATTAATGTATTCCTTTTAACAAAAAATGCATCTCCCCATAGTGTACTACCAATTAAAACATATGCTGGATAAAAATCAAACTTAGATAAAAATTCTACAAGATCATTAATGCTACAGTCACCTTCATAGAGTCCTCCAAGTGCAACTTCAAGCCACAAAGCATCTGCATTTTTAAATGTTTCTACACCACCCTTTAAAACTTTTAATTCTGCCCCCTGAACATCCATAACAACAAGATCAAATTTTCCTAGATTTAAAGAGTCTAGAGTTTTTGTTTTAATTTTTATTGGAATAGGTCTAAACCTAACGTTTGGATGTTCTGTTAGATGAAGACCTGGTTTTAATAAACTAGAACTCATTCTATCATTATCTGATATCCAAAAATCAACTTCAATGTCATCAACATCTGAAATTAAAGCCTCGATTGTATTCCAATTTTCTTCATCTATAAGAGAATCAGAGAGCCTAGGATATATTGTTGGATCAGCCTCAATAAAAACTCCAGATTCTGCACCAAAATCTTTATACATTTGTAATTCTTGTGCCATATGTGCACCAACATGTAAAACTGTTTTTGGTTTTAGGCCGTGAATTCCTAAAATATGATTTAGACTATGCATATTTTGACTCTTTCCACTCTCTCCACCACTGCTTTGTAAAACTATCTTTATTATTATAACCATTCCAAGAATATTTACCAGTTGGCTGATGATTTTTTTCTTCAAACAATTTAAACCCAATTTCTGTTTTTTGATTTATATTCCTATGAATATAACCTGTATATGTACTTCCAGGTGTTCCAATAAAATCTTTACTATGATGCAAAACAAGATTATTTATTATTCCAAAAGAAACTTCTTCTTTAAAAGGCAAATCTCTAAATTCTTTATAAAAATTTTTTAATATATATCTATCAAGCAAAAGAACTCTATAATCAGAATTTTTTATGACATCGCTTTTTGGTTCATCTGTTGATAAAACAATTAACCTTTCTTTATTTAAACTTGAAAGACCTTCGCTAAAAGAGTTTGAAGATATATTGATCATTGGCTTATGGTCTGCTAATCTTAAGTGTGCGCCATTAAAATCTCCAAGTGATTTTGCAATATTTTCTGATAGTTGATAATATTCCTCTTTAAATCTTACAGAAGAAAGAGAAGAGTCTAAATCTTTTGTTCTATTATTAAAAAATCTACTGTAGTACCCAAGCGTTTTCCTTATGTCCCAGTCTTTATTTTCGTCAAGATTAAACAACTCTCTTCCTTCAGAAAAATCGCTATCTTCTTCTTTTGAATAATAATATGTCATTAAATTTTTAATATTTTGAGTTTCTGAAGAAAATACCTCTACAGTATCATCAATAAAGATTTCATTTTCTTTATTTTTCCAATTAAGGAAATCTGTTATTTTTGGAAAAACATTTGTATCAACCTTTTCGCTTCTATTATTAAATTGATAATTTGCAGAATATATTGGAACTCTTTTGTGGCCATAGTTTCCATCTGGTGGATTGTTTATATTGTGCCAAACCATTTGCCTTCCAGTTATTGTTGACAATCCTACTCCTAACTCAATGCTTGTTACCTGATTAAATAATCCGCATGGGTTATAAAGTTGAAAAAAAATCTTTTTCATTTTACATGCTCATAATGTCTTTATTTGGATCTTCTTTTTTTCTAATTGTATTAAATAAATAGTTTGGGCCTTCTGTAAAATACCAATGATCTGGTTCACAATAAAAGAAAAATGCATTAACAACTAGGTTATGCTCTGGATCTGTAAAATCTTCTCTCCAATGCTCTTGATCATTTCCATAAGATATAACTGCATCATTTTCTTGTGGACTAAACTTTTCTCCTTCTACATAAAAATCCCAGGCAGTTTTATGAAAAACTGTAAGATTTATATGATATGTACAAGCATTATCATCTACATGCTTCCACAAATTTGCTTTTTCTCCTTCATAAATACTTAAAAGACACCAAGATGGTTTTAAAGTTTCAGATTCAAATTCTTTTTTTGCAAGTGGCAAAAGCATATCATGAAATCTTTGTAAAGGCTTCATGTGTTCTGGAATATTTTCACCCCACACTGTCCATTGGTGCCTTCCAAATGCTTCACTATACGTGCTCTTATCATTTGCCCACATGTGCAATGCATAGTTTTGTAAATTTTTTAATTCATGAATTTCTAATACATTATTTAGCATGTATGCTTTTTTCATTTTATGCCTTATTTTTTGTTTGATCAATAATATCTGGATTCACTCTTCCACCCCAGTTAGCAGAGAAATATGGTGGTGGGAAGTAAGGTGGGAAGAATGGTGGTGCTGTTGGAGCAACAGGGGCTGGTCCTCCAAATGTTGGTGGGAAGAACGGGAATGATGGTGGGAAGAACGGTGGGAAGAACGGGAATGCTGGTGGGAAGAATGGTGGGAAAAATGGATTTGGTGCTGTTGGTGCAACAGGTGCAACAGGTGTAGGTGTAGGTGCGACTGGTGCTACGGGTGTAGGTGTAGGTGCTACGGGAGCAACGGGCGTAGGTGTAGGTGCTACGGGAGCAACAGGTGTAGGTGTAGGTCCTCCGCCCCAGTTAGCAGAGAAATAAGGTGGTGGGAAGTAAGGTGTTGATGTTGGAGCAACAGGAGCAACAGGTGCGACTGGCGCAACGGGTGCTACAGGTGCAACTGGTGTAGGTGTAGGTGCGACTGGTGCTACGGGTGTAGGTGTAGGTGCTACGGGAGCAACAGGTGTAGGTCCTCCACCCCAGTTAGCAGAGAAATAAGGTGGTGGGAAGTAAGGTGGTGGGGTTGGTGTAGGAGCAACAGGTGCTACGGGTGCTGTAGGTCCTCCGCCCCATAGTGATGAGAAGTATGGAGGTGGGAAGTAAGGTGTTGATGTTGGAGCAACGGGTGCAACTGGTGCGACTGGTGCGACTGGTGCTACGGGTGTAGGTGCGACTGGTGCGACTGGTGTAGGTGCGACTGGTGCTACTGGTGTAGGTGCGACTGGTGCTACTGGTGTAGGTGCGACTGGTGCTACGGGTGTAGGGGCAACTGGTGTAGGTGCGACTGGTGCTACGGGTGTAGGTGCGACTGGTGTAGGGGCAACTGGTGTAGGTGCTGGATCTACGTGTACAGGTGTAGGTGCCACTGGTGCTACAGGTGTAGGTGTTGGGAAAACTGGTGTTGGTGTAGAGACATTTTCATAAATATCTCCATAGATAATCCAAGAATTTGTTGCAACTTTCAAAAGTGTTGCTTTACCATACTGTGTGTCAATATACATTTGTGAATTTTTACTATTTAGCGTTACTCCTGCTGCTGGTGTAAATGTTGTTCTTCCAGATCCTGCCTCTATGACAAAATATTGATACCCAACAGGAATTGACACCGATAAATTTGTTGGGATAGTTAAATTCATAGAAGAAGACGTATCAAGCAATATAGTTTTACCAGCATCTGTAGCCTCTAGCGTAAAACTAGAATTTTTAGATATTAGTGTTGTTTGAAGTCCAATGGTTGAAGAAAGAGTATTTATTTGTGTTTGTAAAGTTGAATCTGCTGTATCTACATAACTTTTTGTTGTAAGAAGTGCTGTATTTGCTATACCATGAACATTTAATGTTGTTGCATTGTGGGCTGTAATTGCTGCATTTCTGTTTGTTGTTTCTACTGCAATTGCTGCATTTCTGTTTATTACTTCTGCAGCATCGGCATCTACAAGGTTTTGAAGGTGCTTTGCAATTGATGGGTTTACAAGACTTGCTGTATTAGTATTTGCACCATCATAAGTATATGATCCATAATGATAAAGTCTGAGCGCTGCCTGAATGTCGGCTGCGTCTCCGAGACCTGGAATTTTGGTATTAAAGAGCCCACTACCACTAACGGTATTGTCAATATTCTCTTCTGCCACTATAAATCACCCTTTTTCATTATACCACCGTAATAAATAGGTGGACTACTTTAGGGCCAGAAATAGGTCCCCAGGTTGTTCCATCATATTCTACACCCTTTATTTCAAGTGGTAATGCTAAAAATCCTTGACTAGTTATTAAATCTTTAACCACAAGAGTTGTTGCTAGTGGTCCTGCTGTGTCTGGAGCAGATATTGAATAGTTAACCTTAAAATTTGCTGATGTAACTTCATTTTCTGATAAATCGTATATTTCTGTTACATTGATTGGAGGTATTACAAGTTTACCTCCTGAAGCAGTTATCTGTTTTATAGCAGAATAAGAATTTGCTTTCAAACTTACCAAAGGTGTCCATTGAAGTGACCCACCAGTAGATACTAACTGAAACATAGTTTTAAAATAAGGAGATGCTGATTGATAGTCTATTGCAATATCTAATGCCTGGACATCTTGAACAATTGTTGATGCTACATTAGAATCTCTTGGATCTCCAAGAACTCCAATAATAATACTTCCACGATCTCCTTGTGGTCCTATGTCTAAATCAAGACTTATACTTTCTGGTCCACCAAAAACTGTAAGGTCATCATTAGATAAAAGTATATCTGCCATTAAGCACCTGATGTTGCAGACGTTGCGCCTGTAACCTGATCTGTAATTGTTATTTTACCTGTCAAAAGGGTTTGTACGACTTCATACTGTCCGCTTCCTGATGCTCCTGCTGGCTTTTTAACCTCAACGTCATAAACATACTCCGTACCAGCAACAAGTTGATTTCCTTCTGCTGGTCTAATTGCACATTGAACAAAGGTATTGTCATCTGAGACTCTAGCAAAACATTTTATAGGAACTCCTGCAGATCCACGAACAGTTGCGATAGTAAACTGTGCACTGTCATATGGTGCAGATGAATCTGTTACATCATCTGGCGTATTGGCATAGTTTGTTGGCACATAAAATGCACTTAAATCAAAAACCGTTCCATCGTTCTTTTTCGGGTATATACGAAACTCAAAGGTATCACCCTTGTAGTAGTTAAAGTCATATATTGATGGAAATGCCATGGTTTTATTATACCACGCTGACATATACAGAATTGAAGATTACTGATGCATCAAAGTCTGTTCTAATCTGTGGAACTGCTCCATTACCCCACATCGCAGTATTTTCTATAAAGATTTGCTGTGTAGTAGAAAGATTATATGTTCCCTGGTACTTAAAAGATCCTACCAACTGAACAAATTCTTGATCATTGCTTGCAAAATAAGTTCTTAGCCAAACCTCTGTATTTGAGGTATATGTGGTTAGTTCAAAGTTGTATGTTACTGATACTTGGGAGCCTTCTTTTATACCGTGAAAGTTTAGTGCTCTCTGGTGGCTATTCCAAAGACTGGTACAGTCTTTAGGAAGGTACTTTTCATTTTGGGACTTGTCTTTTGTATCTAATAGTATAGTTACCCAACCATCGTCTCCTTGAGATATACCAAGTTTTGTTGGTTTGTCAATGGTGTTTGTGTATGAGGCCCATCCTGCTTGTTGACCTGAAGATGATAAAGAACTTAATCCATCTTTACCTGCTGTACCTTGATCACCTTTTGGTCCTTGTTTTCCTTCTGGCCCTTCAGGTCCTTGATTTCCATCTCTGCCGTCTCTTCCTGCTGGTCCCTGTGGTCCTACTGGGCCAGGGACTGGAAGAAAAGAAAGAGCATTATCTACAGTAGGAGATGCTTGACTTTGTTCTACTTGTGCAGCATAGGAAGACTTTTTTGCACCTGGAAAGTCCATAGATTTAGAAACAGTCATGGAGTTATTATCTCACGATATTAAGTAAGTGACTCAATGGATGTAATGATTCCATTAGTAACTGTAACAATTTTAGAGTCTGATGTTTGGAATGTTCCTGTTGCTCCCGTTGGTAAATCTCCAAGTGTTGCAATTTGGTTTGCTGGAACTGTAGGATCATTTAGAAATTCTCCATCTGAACCACCATTAATAACAACGCTGTCGCCTGAATAAACCCACAATGGATTCCCTGATTCTGAATAGCCTTCAATTCCATGCACACGAAGACCACCCATTGCTGGACCAGCCAGAACACCATCTGCTCCAAACTGCCAGTAATTATTCCAAGATTCTTCATGACTAAATACATGAGCCTGTCCTGCAACAAATGATGCTGGGGCTCCATTTAGGTTTGCTGTAATAGTTATTAAACCAGCACTTGGTGAGTCTTGCGTAATTGAATCAATAGTTACTATGTCTCCGCCTGGATAAAACAATGTATCCCCTACATAAACGTTTGCTGAATTACTTGTTATAAAGTAGGTATTGCTTATTGGGTTGTCGTTTGTATAAGTATTAATAACAGTTGCTGGCTTTGAACTAATGCTTACACTTCTTCCGCCATCAGAAACACGAACATGATTTCTTTCTCCTCCAACAAATAGATCTGCTGTAGATTCATCTTGTGTTCCTCCTCCACGAATATGAATATGGTTTGGTGCTGTTGGATCAATAATCAAATACTGATCTTCATGATATTGATTTGTAAGCAAATCTGCATCTGGAACTAAGTCTATTGTTCCTCTATTAGATCCATCACCAGATGCTGTTCCTGCACCAATAATTTTTACACCATCAAAAGTTATATCTCCAGTGTTTGCTGTTCCACCAGAACCATCTGCACCCTTTGCTGCTAATAAATTCCAAAGTCCTGGGGAAGGAGTGTCTCCAACATTTCCACCATTAGCGTTGTAGCGATACCAAAGTTGTCCGTCATATGTTGCTATATCTCCAACGGCATATGATGCTCCGCCATTGTATTCTCCTGTGTAATTCCAAAGTGCATCTGCACCATTTGTACCATTTGTCCCATTTGTCCCGTTTGTACCATCTGCACCTTTAGGAATCCAAACCTCCCATTGTGCAGTGTTTCCAACTGGATCTCCAAGTTGTCCACTTGCTTTAGCAAGATAGAGTTGTCCGTCTGAACCTCTTACTACTGCAATGTTTGGAACATATCCACTGTTTGGATTATAGTTTCCTAAATAGTAAATTCCAAAGTCTGCACCATTAGTTCCGTTAGTTCCGTTTATACCATTTGCACCGTTAGCACCTGCTTGTCCATCTGCACCCTTTGATGCAATTAAATCAAATTTTGCAGTAACGGTTGGAAGTGTTCCAGCAGTTGTAACTGACTTTGTATAATAAAGTTGTCCTTGGTATGTTACTAAATCTCCAACTGCATAAGCAGCAGCAGGGTTGTATGCACCCTGATATGACCATACTGCATTTACACCTGGTACTCCTTGCAAACCTCTTTCGCCTTGAGGACCTCTAGCACCTGGTGCTCCATCGTCTCCCTTGTCTCCAACTGCGCCTGGCATTGGAACAATCTTAATAACTGCCATTATAGTGTACCCCCTGGTGTAATATCGCCTAATACTTGTATGGTTCCAATTACTGGAGTCCAAACAGTGTCTTCGATTAGTTCTGGAATTGTTACCTGTAGATCAAATGGTAGTTGAGCCACAACTGATGAGTATTTTAATCCCCAATTTTTTGTAACCGATGGGTAGGCTGTAATATCAACAAATCCTACGCCAGGCTCACATTCGAGGGCATCCAAAACGTTACCAGATTGATCATAAGCAGTTGCCCTAAAGGACCAGTTGGTAGTATCGTAATAATCTACTTCATTATCTTCTAAAAACTCAACTCTTAGAGTTCCAGTATCTCCTCTAACAACGCTCCATTGCATACTGACTGGGTCAGCACCAAATGCAAGAGAAGAGTGAATAGGCATACTCAGATTATACCATAAATAAAGACTAATACCTTGATTGGTGGGTATAGGACAAACCAAGGTATTAGCCAGTAATAAAATTATACCATAATAGGACAATATGGACATAACATTTAAAGTTATCAAATTGTTATAATAGAGAATGTCCGATTTGTTACCATAAGTCTATTTTGACCATGTATGCGATGGTGTATACTAAATATATATAAGAAAAAAGAACTATCTTTATAGTTTTAAAAACTATCTTTATATATAGTATATAGCAAATTATTTATCGTTAGAAGCAATGTGCTTAATTAGAATTTGATACATTTCGTCAAGTTTCTTTTCCTGGCGATCTCTAGATCTTATTGAATCTATTCTTTGTTCTTCTACAGAATCTTCAAGTCTATTAATTTGATCCTTGACGCTTGAGCCACCATTGGTTTTAAGTTCGCTCAGATAATGTTTGACAAGCCACTTGATGCTTAGACCGATTGATGATACAATTGTAAGTACGGCTACTATAAGAGAAGCCCAGTCTTGGATTGTCATAACTAGATTATTATAAGGGGTATATTTAAAAAATGAAAACAGACATACTCAACACACTGGAGTATTCTAAAAATCTTATTATATCCCCTGACATGGATGGCTTTATGACCGCAAAATTATTAGAGCGTTTTAACGGTTCGCAAATAGTAGGTTCTTACGACAAAAATATTTTATGTCTCGCCGATGATATAGATCCGTCGGAATGCTTGTTCGTCGATTGTGATATGAATCGACAAGAGTTTGTATCTCTCGGCAATCATATGCGCCTCTTAGAAGATAATATGTCCGTCGAGTCGTTTAATCCGAATGTTCACTTCGGCGTTTCGACATATAGCGACAAGTTTCCTTTCGCAACCGCCTTTTTGATAAGTTTCGCAACAGAGGTTGAAACATCTCCTGCAGACCTCATACGCATGGCTTTTGCTGATTCAACTCTCAAGAACATGGAGAAATACAGCAACAACATGCGAAACTGGTCTGATAGGATGGATCATCCTGCAGTTAAGTACATAATGGACAATTCGGACATTGCAAAAAGAGATGATGCACAAGCAAGGTTTGACTATGTTGATCAATCATTTACATCAAAACGTTATGGCAAGACACGTTATATAGATACCCTTAATAACGCCCTACAAGGCCAGGGGATGAAGTTTAAACCACTTACCAAGGGTAAGAAGTACATATGCGACAAAGTTGGTATAGAAACCCTTATACGGTATAATAGAGATATCATCTCTTATGCAGAGATATTTACAGGGGAGTACTCTGTAACTTACGACCAGGAAAAGGAATGGGTATGAACAAAGAAGAAACTATTGATTTGATGCTAGAGAGCATTAACTCTGATAATCGTGATATGTGCAAGCAATCTGGAATGACTGATGCCGAGGCTGAAAAACAAATTGCCGAGTCGCAACAGAGTCTTGTTTTTATTGTTTCAAATATGTATCAAAAACTAAAGGAGAGTGGAGCAATTGCCTAAATATATATACACTGTAATTTTGGATGTTATGGAAAAGACTTATCTTGATAACGCCCAAGTACCGTTTTTTTTCACAGATGAAGAACGTAATGCTTTTAACGCAGAACTAGTTATCAATGCCGAAACTGAAGCACAGGCCGAAAGAATTCGTGTTGGTATGACAGATACTCGCATGTGGGAACTTAATCGTACTGAGTAATGAGTTATAAAAACAAGGATTGGTTGATCGATCAATATATATCCCAGCGAAAATCTGCTAGAAAGATTGCTGAAGAGTGTAAGGTCGATCACCAAACCATTGTTCATTATTTAAATGTTTACGAGATATACCGTCCACTGCCAACAGAAAAACATCCTAAACGTTGGTAAATTATTTATCATAATCTCTGAAGAATATTACCATATTGATTCTTTCTCCAGAAGTGATTTCTCTAACACCATGCAAGGTTTGTCTATCTCCTCTAAAGTATATTAATGATCCTGGAGGAGTCTTTAGTTCCAAACCTTCATTTTCAAAATATAGTTCTCCCCCGCCATAATTGTCATTAAGCATTAGGATTGCGCTATAGTGTTTTTCATTTTTAAATTTACCGTCGTAGTTTAAGTCATTATCGTCGTGATGATTTGTAGTAGATGCACCCTTTTTTAAAGTTTGAACAAAAACTCTTTTAAAACCAAAGGTTCCTTCTATAGGATAGTTATCTAAAAATATTTTTTCAATTCGATCTAAAATTGATTTTACTATTAAATATTCTTCTGGATATTTTTTTAAAGAAGATAACTCCATAGTTCCTGATCCCCAGTTAAAGTCATTATTTGGATCTACATCAGATGTTACTGGTTCATAGGTTTTAAAGTGATCAACTAATTTTTTTACATTTTCTGGAGATATAAAACCATCAATCGTTGTTACAGCCATATCAGTTTAAATTTCTGCTTCTTTGCTGTGATCACTGGATGTTTTACAAGAACACCCGTTACAACAAATTTCTGAAAATAATTTTACAGCAAGGCTTTCTATCTCTGGTTTGTATATTGAACTCTCAAAGTTGAATTCATCATCCCAGGCGTTTTCTAAGTTATCTAGTATTCCCATAGAGATTATTATACACTATTCCGTCAAAATCTGAAAAATTTTGTAAAACCCAAATAGCCTAAAATCTGAATATTTTGTTCAGATGTATGATACATACTATACAGAAAATACACACAAAAAAATAGTGCGCCCATAATAGACACACTATCTCTTGCACTGGTGCGTGGATCTCTTTTGAGACTAGTACCCAGTCAAACTCTTAACACTTGCAAGGGTCTATGCGGGTCTCGTTGTCACTAAAAATAATGATACCTGTGTCTCCACATGTCTCGCATGTGTGTGCATACATTCCGTTCATTGTGATACCTTTCGCATGTGGGCTACTACATTGACAGAAACCTTTTGTAGGTCTGCTACTACCTTATTCATTTCATCTGCTGAGTTAGCAGTAAGTCCTGCGCCTAGTAATTGTGCGCCGTCCCATAGTGAGTATGTGATTGTCATTTAATTAGATACCTTTCATAATTGTGTTATAGCGTTTAGCAATAACTAAAGCCTTATCGAAACCGTACTTATTCATAAGTACCTGTGTTTGACGGATTGTCAATTTCTTAGGATTGTTTAACTTATCCTGTGCTAAGCGATACTCTCGCTCTACTGCATAGCGAGCCTGTTGCTCTGCTCTGAATGTTTCTAGTGTAATCATTTGACTACCTTTCGTTTAATGCGACTAGACTATCTAGTCTTTTGCTGACCTAGGTTATTTGCCTACTATGTAGGGCTCACTAGGATTTTCTATTTAATTCTTATAGTAGTAATACTACCATAGGGGACTGACATTTTTACCCTTTTTAGGGGGTGTGTCTATGTGATTTGCACCACATTTACTTAGCCTGTTATTTAATTGTATAGGAGTATCCTATCACATACCCTGCCAAAAGTCAAGCCGACACGCCGTGTAGGGGATGTGATGTGCGACACATTGACCGCCCCCTGTGGATAACCTGTGTATAACCTATGTGATGCTTATCACAAAAATACTTTTCCGACACGCCCGAAAAACACCCTAAAATGTCAGTGGTCTGTGTTAGACTTACAGTATAAAGAAAATCAAGAAAGGTTCTTGATAAAGAAAGGAATTCACAATGAATTCACTACATGAAAATAGAAACTCCTTAGAGAGTTACTCACAAATCCGTGAGCGTCTTGCAGACAGTATCTGCCCAGAGTGCGAATACGCTTGTTTCGTACATAAAGAAAATTGTTCAAGAAAGGTGGTCAAATAATGACTATACTAATAACAGTATGCAAAGAGCATACACCTAATAAATCTGCTATCTCTGATGTGCAGGATACACAATTCACTTTCTGTGAGATGTGTGAAAATAACATTGAGCGTTGGTATAACGATACTGACCCTGAGCGTCTACCTGAGTGGACAGATTGGAAGGTGTCTCAATGAGTACCTTCGTTAATGTAAAATCAGTATGTGGTGCATCTAGCACTAGTATTGACATGTATGACTTAGAGTTAAATAACAATGTCGTGTGTTGCGATAATTGTAAATCTATTCTCATGTGCCGTAGTGCATGGGACTACCTATACAAGGGAGTTAAGTAATGACAACACTACAAGATAAACTTGATGCAGTAGCCCTAGTACTAGAACCAGTACTATGGGAATTACTAGATGAGATTGAGGAGAAATAAATTGTTAGTTGTATGTATTGCAATGATGGTATTTGGTTTTCTTTATTCGCTTTAATTAAATAGATCCCGCAAAAAGTGGGACCGCCCCCTGTGACGGACATCACATGCGACACGCCGTGTTAAGATTTGACTTTTTGACATTTCTTTGCTATACTTCTAGTATAACAATTAAATAATGACTAATTAAGCAATGAGCCTTAGCAAATAAATGTGACCTAAATCACAGCGAGCCTAAGCAAATAAGTGCCCAATTTGTCAGCCCCCTAAGATAAGATAGTCTTATCAACTTAACGAAAGGATGACATCCATGTCATACACTGTAACACTAGAAACCTTTTCAGGTTCTACTAAAAAAATCAACCTAGCCTCTAAAGGTGCCGTTGCACAATTCATCTCAACCTACCCAACACAATTACCTGTTGGCGTATCTGTTAAAGTATCATGTGACGCACTAGGCGTTACAGGTACACTACGAGGAAGCCGAGGTCTATAAATGACTAAAATAGAACACTCTCTAAAATTCGTAACCGAATTTGATGAAACTCATCCAGTAGCACTACAAGCACTTTCTATGCCTCACTCAGTTTTAGTAGAAATGCTTGAAGGAATGCTAAAAGAATTGTTAGTGCCTGCAATTGCTTCAACACTTGAAGAAATAAATGCACGAGGTTCATACGCAATTCTTAAGGTGGCCGAATAATGATGACTCGTAAAGACTATGTAGAAACTGCAAACATTCTAAATAAATTTGCAGAGACAATCGACTCACACACCTTTCAAGATTTAATTTTTGAATTTAGCGAATGGTTCGCTTCAGACAATCCAAGATTTGATGAAAATAAATTTTGGGATGCCTGCGTAAAAGAAATGGAAATGGCATAATGAAAAAACTAATTGCAATTGTTTTAACTATTTTAATTCTTCCAATCTCTTCTGCTAGTGCAGGTGAATCTTACAACTATTTATTTGAGACAGGTCCAAAATCTTTAATTAGATTAGAGCAGGCAAGACTAGACCTAAGACAACAGGTAAAACTAAGACAATGCGATAGCACATGCAGTTCAATGTTTTTTATTTTAAAAGCAAAAGAAAAATCTGGATATTTTGGAGAGTGTTCATTAGCACAAGAAAATAAAACTGGAATACTTACAAAACTTGCAGATTTAAAAAAGGTAAAGGTTAAATGTTTAGAAACTTCTAACCCTGCTTATCTAGAGTGGCAACTACTTAAAAAATAAAAAGAAATCCTGAGCAAGATCTAAAACTGCTCAATTTTGGGACCGCCCCGTTCGGGCGTGTCTGTGGATAAGATGTGGATTAAGTATGTGAGATTAATCACAGGCTTTGAGCGTCTCATTATTTGGAATTACTGGCTAGTAATTAGATTTTTGTCAGCCCCCCATGATAGGATTACAGAGTAATAAAGTAATTAAAGAAAAGGAAGTGACACTATGTCAGCAAGAAAATACTCAGTAGATAATCTATTAGTAGGAAAATACTATCGTTCAATTTCTCGTCATGATGAGGGAATTATTAACTACGCAGAAAAGCGTGATGCAATTTGGTATGGTGAAAACCTGCAAGCCTATGCAATACGAGTAAGCCCCACTCGTGGCATAAATGATTTTTGGGCAACAGTAGCAATAGAAACAGGAGAATAAATAAATGGGTAACTTAATTGAATTTTTGGTAGATTGTGTTGATTGCCATGATGAAGGCGTACTCTTTTGGGGAAACTCAGGAGGCGAATACGACTCAGAATTTTGTGAGTGCAACAAGGGCGTGTCACTTGAAAGTGAATACGCTGAATGGTACGCTAGTACAGTAATGAACGAATTCTATAAGGAGAATGAATAATGAATGACTATCTATACTCTGTAACTTGCACCTATGACTCTGAGCCTACCCCTAAGTGGGTTGGTCGTTATAGTGATGCTTTATCTGCCGTTGAAACTTTTCAAAAATTCATTGACCATGGATTTGCTAATGAGTACGCAACAATTAACTTATCTGAGCCTTCAGGTAAGATGCACACAAAAACTTTCTACAAAACAGGAATGGTGGTAACACGATAATGGGAAACAATACAGCAATAGACTTAGCAACAAACCTAGACATAAGCCTTGAACAGGCTATTGGTTATCACTTACAAGGTAATCACTATCCACCAGTACCTCTAAGCATGGTACAACCTTGCATTGATGCGTTAGACGCTGCACGAGAAATGGACGCAATGAGATACATTGCAATGCCTGAAGGCGTATTCTATAAGGGCATGAGTCATGCACCAGCATGGGCTATCATTGAGCAACACCACTTAGATGCATGGTTACCACAAGATGAAAACGAATACTATGGTGAAGATGCAGGTTATGAGTTAGGGTTAGGATTAGAATAATGTCTGATACAATGGTAAACATGAAATTGATCCACGCTGATGATTTAACACCAGACCAAGTTATGCTTGGTGATTTAATTAGAGTCAATGATGACATTGTTGAAGTTCTTTTTATTGAGTCTGATTCAACAGGCGATAACTATGACATACAAACTCAAAATGAATTTGGTGAAAAGGAAGTTAGTCAGTATGCTTATACTGATTTAATTCCGTTGTATGTTTTTATTGATGAAGAATAAATAATCAATCCCCTGCATAAAAATGCGGGGCGGTGCCAATGTCCGTTTTGTACAGAATATCCCAATTACGTTAGTTGACATTTTTCCCCCTGTCTGCTAAGATTAGTTTATGAAGAAAAGTAAAGAGGAATTACGCAGGCTTATGGAATTACGCCGTAGCAATGCAGCCTCTGCCGTACCTAATAAGAAAAAGTATGACCGTAAAAAATGTCAGTCCTTGATGATAGAATTAAAGAAAGAAAGAGGCCCTCATGACTAAACTAAAACGCTCTAATGATAGAAAGGTGGCTAACCTTGTCACAAAAAATGGAAAGCAAGCAGCAATCGCAAATACCTTTGGTTTACCTGCTGGAAAGGCTTTCTCGTGTCCTGGTGCCACGAGTGTATGTGAGTCAGTATGCTATGCGGGAAAACTCGAAAAGTTATTCAAGGGAGTAAAGGCTAACCTTCTTCACAATTGGGAATTGCTTAAAGACGCTGAGCAAGATACCATGGAAGCATTGCTTTCTGAGATGATCACAGAATTCAAGAATGACTGTGTCAAGAAAGACGCCCCTATGCTATTCCGTATCCACTGGGACGGAGATTTCTTCAATGATACTTACACCAATGCATGGAAGACTATTATCCTTGATAATCCTGAGATTCAATTTTGGGTATACACACGTGTGAAGAGTGCAGCACTTATTCTTAAGGATGTATCTAATTTATCATTGTACTTTTCTGCAGACAGTGAAAATGTTAAAACTGCCGTTGACCTAAAAATTAACAGTGGTGTACGCATGGCATACCTTGCTAAGAATTTTGCTATTGGTCAAGCCGATGTAAAAGAAATGATCGGACGACCTGCTGCTAAGTGTCCTGAGAATAATAAACAGATTCCACTTATCTCAACTAATGGCTCGGCTTGCGTTTCTTGCTCATTGTGTGTATACTCTAAGAGTGACATAATTTTTTCTGCTACTAAGAAATGAGACACTGTGAGTAAAACACAAATCATATTCCTTGTGTGGATGTTGTTAATGTTATTTTTTTATCAGTAAATCCCCTGCAGAAATGGGGCGGCCCCCAACTTTGGGTTTGTCAAGTTACGACACGCCTTTAAGATGTGATTAAGCACACACCCTAGAACCCCCCCAAAATTGGTATTTATGACATTTTTCTGCTAAAATTATACTATAAGCAATTAACCCCCACAACAGAAAGGCAAGACCCAAATGACACTATCAGGATACACTTACCAAATTGGTGATTTATTCACAACAAGCAAGACAGGCGTTACAGGTCGTATCGCAGGTTTCGAACCAATGTCTAATAAGGTTACTAGAGTTTCTCTAGTCCTAGCAAATGGCTCACGCCGTTTGGCTATGGTTAAGACCTCTAAGTAATCTCAAAATGTGAGAAATGTCAGAAATGGATTTGACATTTTAATCTGCAAAATGTTATACTTAGGTATAACCAAATAACAACCCCTAAACAGAAAAGAGAAAATAATGTCAGTAGCAACAGCAACATACAAAGTCGGAGACCTCTACACAACACAGAAGTCAAAGGTAACAGGAGTTATCCAAGAAATCACACCTAACCCAAATGGTCAGAGTGTTCGTGTAAAGTTAGATGTAGATGGTAACACTCGTTACACTACATGGACGGCTAAGTAATCTAATTACTAATTCCTGAGCATGAATACAAAAGGCTCACCACCCCCAACTAACAGAAAAGGAAACAGACCCAATGGCACGACAGAAAGCAATTAGCGTAAAGATACCTACTCAACGAGTAATCGAAGCACTACAAAAGTCACTAGATAAACTAGAACTTGACTACACATCACAAGAAGCCAACGAAGCAAAATACGAACTGCTACGCAAAGCATGGCAGAAAGAAGTTAGCGAGTTTGCCGTTGCTAACATCTCAAAGGCTGAGAACTTTCGCACCAATTATCGTTCATGGAACAACTCACTCAACATTGACTATGACTTAACAGTTAGCGAAAAGGATTTCCCTAAAGAGCCTGAAAAGGATTTCGAGTCAGTATCTTTGTATAACTATCGTGAGCAGAAAGAGGAAATCTCTAATGCTATTCGTATTCTAAAGATGACAGATGAGGAAGTAGTTTCCACATCAACTTATCAAGCAGTTTCTCGTTATCTCTAATTAGATAATTGGGTGGGGTGTAAAAGCCCCACTCATTATCCCCTGCGTTCCACGCTATTTATAGCAAGCGTCCCCTGGGGATCCTTCGCCAGGCTGATTAGGGCGATAATAGAAATACTATAGAGCAAGGCTCCTGCAGGCCTAAAGAAGCAGACATCCTAAGCATGATCCAAAAAGGCTTCCCGCAAGGGTCCTTGACAAATGTCAGTGGTACCCAATACAATTGAATTAACCAACAAACAGAAAGAGGCCCCCATGGACCAAACAGAAACATCAGTAACAGTAATACCAAACACAACGCAAGAATTCCTTCAGTCTCAGATTAAAATCAAGGATGAGCGTATTACTCAACTTGAAGACCACATTCAAAAAGTAACTCAGCGTTCATACACAGAATCAGCAGAACGCACCCGTATGCGTAATGAAATGCAAGAGTGGACCTTGGAAGCGCTTGAAAATGGTACGTTCGATGAGAGCACTGCACAAGAGATTGCAGACATATGTGGATTTGAATTAACAAAAGAATTCGAATTAGAAGTTACAGTTCTTTATTCGGTAACCGTTAATGCTCGTGATGAAGAGAGTGCACAGAATGAAATTCACGATATTGATTTTGATACCGTTCAATACAACTCAGATAATATTTCTTGGTTGTCATCCAGTGTTGACAGAATAGATATTTAGTAGGGGGCTACTAATAATAAACCTGAGCATGTTTTAAAACTGCTCCTCTGTTCCCTGCAAAATGCGGACCGCCCCGTGTGATCAATATCACATAGAGGTTACGATATGTCCGAATTGCCCCATGTCTAACTATCCCGATTTGCATTTGTCAGCCTGTCCTGTTATACTTAAACTATCAACAAAACAAAAAGGAGAAAACTCATGGCACATGAACTAGAATCACAAAATGGTAAAGTTTCATTCGCATCATTTCGTGAACCTGCTTGGCATGGATTGGGTACCGTATTTACAGAAGAAAAAACAACAAGCGAAATGCTTGCTGCTGCCAATCTAAATAATTGGAATGTTCGTCTGGAAGATTTGGAAACCCCATCACATTTAACAAGCGATAAAAACTATCAGTACGTATTGCGTACTAACCCTACAGATACAACACAGACAGACATTCTTGGTGTCGTTGGTGAACGTTATCATGTTATGCAAAATGAAGATTTATTCTCATTCGGTGATAACATTCTTGATGGTGGTGGACGTTGGGAGACGGCTGGCTCAATCAAGGGTGGACGTGTCGTGTTCGGTGCATTGGCATTAGAGCGTGAAACAATTCTTGACCCTAACGGAGTTGCAGACAAGGTAAAAACTTATTTGCTCATCAACACATCACACGATGGCTCGATTGCTATTCAAGCAAGTATTACACCTGTTCGTGTAGTGTGTGCTAATACTCTCAATCTTGCACTTAACACAACCAAAAAGAAAAATGGCGTTAAGCAATCATTCAAGATTCGTCACACGCAAACAGCATCAGGTAAGGTTGCCGTTGCTCGTGAGACTCTTGGCATGGCTCATAAGTACATGGATTCTTTTGACCTCATGGCTAAGGCTATGATTGAGAAGGAAGTTTCTGCTAAGCAATTCAACGACATCATTCTTGCTGCATACCCAAAGCCAGAAGCAGATGCTAAGGGTGCTTTCAAGAAATGGGAAAACAAGGTAGATGTTATTAACGACATTTACACAGGCGAGTTTAACGGAATGATTGCTGGTAATGCGTGGGGTGCTTTCAATGCACTAACTGAACGCCTTGATTGGTACCGTTCTGCTCGTGGTGGTTCTAACGAATCCATTCTTGCATCAGCATCAGGATTTGACCCTGCTATCAACGCAGAAAAAAATCGTTTGCTAAAAATTGTGCAAAGCACAATGCAGATTGCATAAATAAAAAAATTCCTGAGCAAGAATAAAAACTGCTCGCAAGGTTCCATAGATCAATTGGTTAGATCGCTACCCTGTCACGGTAGAGGCTACGGGTTCAAGTCCCGTTGGAATCGCAAAGAAAATGGGGCGGTCACAACTTTCAAAAAATGTCAACTTTAAAAATCTTTACGAAGATAAATAGAAATCCCCCAAAAAATGTCAAACTTAAAAATCTTTACGATAGACTTGACATTTCCCCAAAATCCTGTCATAATTAAGACATGACCCAAACAATGAGAACAATTGACGAACTAGTCAATGAGATGTATATGGACAATGAACAACATCTCGAATACATGGAAAATATGAACGGTGGGGATTGTGATTGTAACATCCACACTACCTTGAATACAATAGTCAAATACTGGTGGGATGAGGAGAACTAATGTTAGGCTATACATTGGAAGATTTAGATAACATGGTTTACGGAGTTAAAACTGCTGACTTCATGCTTGATGCAGACCAAAACCCTGCCATTCATAATTATTTAGTTATGGCACAAGATTTCTTACAAGGCCTATGGGCAGAAGGGTACTTTGACTAATGGGAATGTATGATGAGTCTTGGTGCTCTGAATGTGGAGTCTCTATTACCTACGGTGATACTACTTGTGAGGACTGCTAATGTGGACTAAGTTTACCTATCTTTGTACTGACTGTGATGCTCTTATAGAGATTACTGCATCTGTTGAGCCTCAGATTGATCCCGCATGCATTTGCCATGCCACATCACATGTAATCCTATTAAGCAAGTGGGATGCCACTGCTACCCATGTGGATGAAGATCCCACCCCTGACTATGAACCTGTGATCAAGGTCACACCCTCTCGGCTTGTAAAAATCAACACCAACCCGTATAATTAATATATGGACCTAGAAACCTTTAAGCAATACCTAAGCCTGCACCTTATAAGTCTTGAACAAGACCTTGAAGAAAACCCTGCTTCTATTCATGTGGTAGATATCGAGGGACAAATCTACGCTGTTAAACATTTAATCGAGGTAATCAATGAGTGATAAGTATCCCTTTCTCCCCGACTATTTAGAAAAAGGATTAGAGGATGTAACTATCCCATTAATCGATCTAATGCACGGCTACCTTAAAAACGAAATGCTTGATGTAGAGCAACTCCTTGACGGAGACAATGACGACAGATTTTTGCAAGGGTATCTGCAGGCCTTGACAAACTGCTACGTCTTGACGTATAATTTATCTATAGACAGAAAACACATAGAGGAGAGCCTAGTATGACCCCACAAGAAATGCTTCGTGACATGATTGACGATGCTTGGAAAGAATTTAGCGAGATTGCTAAAGAGGAAGAAGAAGATGACTATAGTGACGCTATGGTATCTATGGAACGCACTTATGCAGAAGGCTATGCAGAAGCATTGTCAGTTGCCTACTTCCTAATCTACGATGAGCAATACGAGCCTGCAGGTAAAGATGTCAACTAACGAACGCTTTATCGAAATGACTGAAGAGGATTGGTTTAACACTTATAAGCCTATCAAGAATCACCTTGAAACCACCTCCTCATTTGACGGACATATGTTTGAGACATATGGCTCAGAGGTAGAGTTTGTTAAGTCTATCCCTGAAGACCGTATATGGATGCTTGGCGACGGTGACGACGGTGGCATGTATATCTGGAACGGCTGGGGATTTGTAAATAGAATAGGATACTTTGTCACTGAGGTACCTTGCCCACCTGACACGACCATTCAGGTTCAGGTAGGAATTCCATGGTACTACTGTGAGGCCTGTGACTCAGAATGGGAAGACCCTGATAATCTTATTAGAGATGCCTTCCAAGAGCAGGATTTGGAAAAATGCCCTAATTGTGCTACCATTGAAGAAATGACCCTAGTAGGATTGGAAACTAAATGAGCGAATATAAAGTAGAAGTAATCTTTGAGCCAACAGGCGACTACATGACGTTTAGATACGAGGCTGAGTCAGAAGATGAAGAAGCCCTATGCAATGAAATTTTAAGCCAACTATCAATTGTATCTTGGAAGGAAGAGAACTAATGGGAGCACGTATTAATTTTGTATTCAAGGATTCGGATGAGGGCCCTAGCGTTGTACTCTACAGCCACTGGGGACAGGACGGCTGGGAGCAGGACATTGCCCAAGCCTTAATGCATGCCAAGCCACGTTGGAGTGATGCAGCATATGGCACCCGTATGGTTATTAGTTATCTTATGCAGCATTCCGTGCTAGAAGAGACAGGCTTTGGAATCTATGCAATTAATGGTACTAACTATGACCTAGGCGAGCAGACAGTGGTTATTGACTTTACTAATCAGACTGTCACTGATAACGTTCCAGTCAAATGGGACCTATTCATCGCAGCATATCGACCAGTTTTACTGTCGCAGATCTAGGGAGTGGGTCCTCTAGATTATAGGGTGGAAGGGGCAGGCGTGGGGCTTGCTCTTTCCCCCACTTTTTGATACAATGGATACAAGGGAGAACTATGCGTATAAGCAGGCGAGTCACAGAGGAAGAAAAGGTTGCCATGAAATTGGGCAACATGGTTTCTGACCTCAGAGTTGATTTGGAATTAGTCGGGGAATACCTAGCAAAATCTCAGCCCCATGTCGTGTACAATAGAGTACAGACAATCGCAGAGTCAGCAAAAGAAACTAAGGAAGGTACTAACTATGCTTACAACAACCTTTGAGAACAAGGCACTAATCTTAGGACAACTTTGGATTCAATTCAAGGGTGAGGACGAATGGGCAGATTTCTTTGAATACAATGATTTAGGTTTGCCACTTGCTTTTGCATTTGCCGAGGGTATCATCAATCATACTACAACACTAGAGCAATACATAAATGAAACATGGGATTTATTTATTGAAGGTTTAGATACTGAGGATACAGGGTTTGAGGACATTGCAGATTTATTAGACGGAGACTAAACCTTCTGTTCTAGCCCTGCGGGGCTGGGACGGGGCGGTGTCTATTTCAAACCTTCAAACCTTATTACGATCCAAACCAAAAAATCCCCAAACCTAGACATTACGAACCTCAAAAACTTTCCCCCAGCAGAACATTACGATCCAAACCTTATTTCCCCAAACCTTATATCATATCAAACCAGGTTTGTCAAACCATGTTATAATTATATTATGGCCAGAGATCATTTTTCACAGATGTATCAGAACAAATCCCATAGACATGATCAACCTCATGACTCTGTAGGGTTTGATAAATTCATGGGTACTCTTACTGGTATGTTGTATTCTATTGTTACTCTTAAGGCTTTCTTTCCTAAGTCCCCCGCCCCAGAAATGAATCATAATCCTGTTAAGGACGCCGAAGGCGGGGACCTAAAGTATACACAACTAACCCTATGGTAAATAACAAACCATTATGTCCTGGTTTCTAAATATTTCATAAAGGTTTGTTTAAAAAACATTACGATTATCGACAATTTCTCCCTGGTTTTGGGAGATTTTTTTATGCAGCAAATGGGCTTGACAAACCTTAAAAACTAGGATATAATGCCCAAACCCTGCATATGATGGTTTGACAGATATGAAGGTTTGTGATACAATCCCGCTTCGAAGGTTTGGGGGAAAGAAGGTTTGAGGTTTGGCATTACGAACGCCTTCTATAAAAGCGCTCTATTCTCCACTATCCTCCACATCACTCCACTTCTAGAATGTCTAAATATATAATCAGTAAGATTATTATGTGGATAAACCTGTGGATAACTATTTGATATAATTAGTATATGACAGAACAAACCGAAGAAAAGATCCCAGGATATAAGCAAATCCCTCCTGATTGGTGTGATGATTGCACTGTTCAAGACAGTGTTTGTACAATATGTGGCTGTAGCCATAACTGCTAAACCTGTGGATAACTTTGTTAACCTTCATGTGGTACTATAGAGTTATGGAATGTAAACACTACTATGAAATTGACTTAGATGGCAAGGTAACTTGCTCTAATTGTCATGATGTAGTAGATGAAATTGAAACATACGATAACGACTTCTGGTCATCACAAATGAGTTTTGAGGAATAACATGCTAACAATAATCGCAATACTAATCACCTGGTATGCCACAAAGGTATACTATACAAAAAGTTTGACAATTCAAACGGCAGACAAAGATCCATCTATGGGGCATATTAAATGTTCCAAATGTGCTCAAACCATCTACACCAATAAGGATAACTTTCGTGCCCCATACTACTGTTTGATGTGCAAATGAAACTCCACTATGGCACCATGACCTCTAATTACTCTATTGGGGTATATCTGCATAACTGGGGCTATCCAATCAGACACCAATGGGAGATAGGCCTATATCTCTTTAAGTGGTATCTCGGTATAGATTTTTTTAAAGATGATGTATTCTAACTGCGGAACCTATGCTGGATATCGCAAACACCATAACCATAAGACTAAACCATGTGTTGAGTGTTTGGCTGCATCAAGTCTCTACAATAGATTACGATATGCCAATAATAATCGCCGTTCTGTGACAGCCAAGTATCGTGCCTCAAACCTTGATCTGGTAAGAGAACGAGAAAGATCTAAGAATCGGCGACGTAGGGCAAGTATTACGAACGAGTATAAAGAATCCCAGGTTATCTCTAACTATGGGGATGTATGTTACTTATGTGGATTAGGCATTGATCTTCTGGCTCCCCGAAAATGTGGGGTCAAGGGCTGGGAGCAAGGTTTGCATATTGATCATGTTGTTCCTATTGCAAAAGGTGGCTCAGATACCTTGCAGAATGTCAGACCAGCACATGGGCTATGTAATTTGAGGAAATGGGCAAATCAGGGATAGTAACCACTATTGCCCGTGTAGGGCATAGAATGGTTTGTTAACCTCTACTTGTCGCCGAACTTTAAAACCAAAAAATTGAATATATACGCTATATATGATACAATCAAATAGTGTCAAACGAATTCGATATTATATATTTAGAAAATAGATGGGGCTATAAGAGTGGCCCAGGATCAGAGCCAGAACAGGCCAAGGTCTGGATAGACATAGTCAACTCTTTTCTAAAACAAGAAGATATTAAGACAATAATTGATGTTGGGTGTGGTGACTGGAGGCTGGGTCAAAACTATAACCTAGAGGATAAGGTTTATACAGGCATTGATATTAGTTCAGTTATACTAGATGAAACAATGGCCCATGCTACAGATAATGTTAAGTTTATCCATGGAGATTTTGATTCCCTTGAAATTGAGCCAGTTGACTTAATTATAATTAAAGATGTTCTTCAACACTTGCCTAACTCAAAGATAGTCAGCATAATAGATAAAATTAAAACCAACGCAAGGTATGCCCTATTTTGCGACATGTATATCAAAGTCAATGATAGAGAACTAAATAGCGATATACCTATGGGAAGAGCCAGACCTATAGATTTATCAGAAAAACCATTTTCTTTTGATTTTGAGAAGATAGAGAGATATAATGGAAAACAGATCTCTTTATACAGGAATGAATCTTTTGAGTAATCCTGTGGATATCCCAAAGATCATCTGGCAAACACATAATTACGAATATTCTGATCTGCCAATCCATTTTAAAAAAATAGCACAGACATGGAAAAACCTTAACCCAGACTGGGACTATAGATATGTAAGCCATACTGAAAGAGAAGAAATAATTAAAAAGTATCCAATACTTTGGAAGTATTATGCCACTCAAGATGGTGTGTGCCAAGCAGACATCTGGAGATATGTGGTTACATACGAGCATGGTGGTGTATATGCTGATATGGACTCTGTATGTACTCAGTCTATTACCTATTGCCTTAATGGTCTTGAAGATGCTGAGATATTTGTTTCTACCCCCATCAAATCAGATGCACCAATTCAGGATAAAATAGATATGATGAGAGCAAACAATTTTAATGAAGAGCACATTCAGTTTCGGTTAAAGGTGCAGGCAAATAGAAATGGTGTAGAGGTATATGAGTCAGAAAATGGTATGATGATCAGGTCATCAACTACAAAAAGTTCTAACTATGCTGTTAAAAAAGGATCCAAAATAATGGAACAGGTTATAAGGGAGTCTGAGACACACTTTACAGAAAGCATTAGCAAGAACATACCCAGAGTTATGCTATACGTTCCATTTCTAAATGTGATCCATGGATTAGAAAATGACCCATCTGTTTCCTTTGACTTTAACCCATTCCATCATGACGACCTTTATAAGACAGGATTTGATTCAGATTTTTGGATCAATGACTATGGAACAAAAATAAAATATGATGACTATCTGATAAAGCATAACCTGCCAATCTGTTAATAATTTATGATACAATAATCCAATGCATAGACTAGAATCATCCTATAGTAAGTTTATGGGCTACAAAGTAGCCTGCACTCAATGTGATCAACTATATTTTAAACAAGATGATCAGCCTTTTGTCTGCCTTACATGCTTATCTGATTAGTTTATACTAATGATTACGATGAGCATCTTGCAATCCCAGGCTAAAAGTGATATGATTAGAATATGATAAACATGGAAATACCTGATCCATTTACTACATTTGTAGCCAAGAAGTATGCCAACGCTAAGGGATATGTGCATGATTTCTTTACTGGGGAATGGTCTTATAGGTGTAGCACTTGTAAGGAAGATCTGTCTGGTCCATCCCGCAAAATCTTGACAAAGATTCGCCTATATCATACAAGAAATGAGTGCTTAGGTGGATATTAAGTGTAGCCATACTTGGTATATGCGTGAAGATGGTATACAATGTACTAAGTGTTTAGTTTTATGGGACAGGAGCATGGATGAAAGAGCCTAAGATCGCACAGATGGATTGGCGTAGCCTTGGTTATTGGCCTGTGTGGAAAGATGGAAAGAAAGTATGGGTGCCACAAGATGAAAAAGATTCAAAAGACTAACATACTTCCATTACGATGGATAGGTAATTTTTGTGGGGAGTTTGCTGGCAATCACCTTGTTAAGGCTATTAACTTAGATGAGGAATTAGATAGTAACTTAGGGTTTCGTTATAAATACCACGCAAAAATGTGGGTAATTTTAAATAAACCATACAAATGGTGGGGTACTTACTATGAGGTAGTTCTTAAGTCATAGATGTGATATAATTTTATTATGGAAAAACAAAAATGTTTTTATTGCTCTAATGAGGCCCTCTATAATGACGTTGCTGGTGTTTCTATTGTCGGTGTTTGTAAAAGACATCTTACAAACTATCAATCCTCTTAGTTTTGTGGTATGATTATACAATGAAGAATATATATAAATGTGAAGAATGTAGCACAACTATAACTGTTGAAACTAATGTCCATGAGATGCCTGAGTCAATAATTTGTCCATGTGAAGCAACAATGCCATCTATAGGTGCTTAAGTTTTGCATGTAGTATAATAGAAGTCTAGAGAAAAGGATTATTTATGAACGTTTATGAATATGTATTTAGAGATAATGAAGGAAATGATGTCGTTTTGTCTGAATTTAAAGACAAGAATATTTTAATTGTAAACACAGCAAGTAAATGTGGATTCACAAAACAATATGCCGATCTTCAAGAAATTTCAACAAATGACAATATAAAGGTTATTGCTTTTCCTTGCAACCAGTTTGGACAGCAGGAGCCAGGTTCTAACGAAGAAATTAAAGAATTTTGTTCAACAACTTATGGAGTAGACTTTCAGATTGCTGAAAAAATTGATGTTAATGGAGAACTTGAGCACCCTCTGTACACTCACCTAAAGGCTGTTGCTAAGAATGGTCAAGACATTGGCTGGAATTTTGAAAAGTTTTTAATTAAGCCTGATGAAAGCATTTCTTATTTTCCTTCTGATTTTTCTCCAATAGATATTGCAAAATTGGTTTAACCTTAAGATGAAGCCTACTGCATACATATTTGATGTTGATGGCACATTGGCAAATGTTGATCCATTCTTGCACTATGTGCGTGGACAAAACAAAGACTATGAGTCATTTCATAAATCTTCAATTGATGCAAAGCCAAATAAGGATGTATTTAGTATGCTAGACAATGCTTTGTCTAAAGGACATTCAATAATGGTTGTTACTTCAAGAAAAGAAAAGTGGCGTGGTTTAACTTCTATGTGGCTTGCAAAAAACAATGCAAGATGTCATGCTTTATTTATGCGAGATGATCACGATGATAGGCCAGACTATGAAGTTAAAAAAGATATATTAAATAAAATAAATGAATTTTGGGTTGTTGTACATGCAGTTGACGACAATCCTAACGTCATAAAACTTTGGGAAGAAAATGAAATTGCTACAACAAAAATAGGAAATTGGGATGGAGTAAAATAATGGGAAAATGTGTATGTAAATTTTCTAGCGATGCTGGTGGAAATTGTGATGGAACGCACAAGATTGTTAAGGCTGTCAGAGATCATATTGCAAAAGAAATTGAGGCAATAGAGATACAGGACTCAGTAACAAATGCTTTAGGCATGCAAATTATGGCAGCCAAGGTTGCAAGGAATCAAAAGTGAAAAAAGTTAATAATAAATCTTCTCAAATTAAAGCAAAGAGGGCTAATAAAAAAATTAAAAGGTTAAAGAATAAGCCCAAACTTTCTAAACAACAAAGGCGTGAAGAAGCAATAAGACAGGCTCTTGTCTTAAACTTTTTAGGAACAACAGATGTTTCATAGAAATAAAGTTGTTACTAGATTTACTCTAAATGGTTTTACCATTAATCCAGTAACAGAAAAACATATTTTAGTTAATATCATGAGGGGTCTTGCAGAGTATAGAGGCAATCATTTATGTGATTATAGCAAGGGTGTCGTTCATAAAAATTATTTAGGAGATATTCTTTTAGGTCCAATTGCAACAATGATTGAGAATATTGAGAATATAGGGCTGGTAGGTCATTGCATTCTCGATAATGGATACTATACAATAAGAATTTGGAACAACACTCATCCTTCTAAAATTCAATTTGATTTATTTTTAGAAGATGACTTAAAAGATCCAGATCTAATTATAGATCACCTATGTGCCCCACCAGTTCCAAACGATGGGTTTGGCATCTTTGACTATACATACTCTACAAAAAGAATCAAACTATCAGAAAGTCCTTTAACAAAACATGTAGATGATGAATCACAATATGTAGTAAATGATAAAATCAATTTTATAAATGGTGAAAAAAATAATTGGCAGATTACTTTGAATCAACTTAAAAAGATAGAATGTTATTATTGTAAAGAAAATGCAACAGACTGGATTTTTATTGATGACATGAGCAAGGTTCATATAGACTTTAAATCAGTACTTGTCTGTAAAGAACATATAAAAAATGGTAGGATTAGAGAATTATCATCAAGCCTAGGTAATAAAGAAGGTTTAGATGAATATTCTTCGGACAATGAAAGATCTTTTTCTATGAATGAAATAAGAGATGAATCTGGAAAAGTTTTATACACACAAAATGAAGAAATAATAAAATTGGAGGAAGAATGATTAGTGCACTATTTTTAATTCCAGCATTTATTGTTGGCTACATTGCCTGTTACATTATCATGACTTACAAAGTAGAGCAATAACTATAGGTAACGATCTACTGCTTCTGGATATCCAGATGTTACTGGATCATTAAACTTAGGAACTGACCAGACATTTTTTCTATCTTCTGGTGTCATTGTGCATGCTTGATATTCTTCAGTTTTATAGTTTGGAAATGTTCCTGGATTTTTTTCTGCTTTTAATGCAAAGTTAGAATATGTATATCTTGTTCCAGATGTTACAGTATTTACTCCGTGTTCGTAGTCTTGCAATGCACCATGAATAACTAGATCTCCTGGCTCTACCACTACTTCAAGTTCAAGTTTTGGATAGTAAACTTCTCCACCAGTAAAGTCACCAAAGTATACACAAACACCATAATCAAGAACACAGCATGTTGACCATCTGTCTGGAAGAGTTAAGTCATCATGATGTCCTTCTCCTGGACTATCCCAATGTGGCTGCATGCTTCCACCTTCTTTAAAATGAAGTATCTGCAATTGTGGATGCATAACGTGTGTTGGATATAATACATCAGATAGTTTTTCCCATACCTCAAATAATTCTGGTACTTCATTAATTATTCCATGATCTGCTACATCAAATGGATGAGCAAGAGATTCATTTGTTTTGCTCTCAAGTATTTTATTAAACTTATCGACTTCTTCTTTTGTAAGAAAGTTAGGTATATACCAAAGTTTTTCTGCTAACTGCTGAACGCCTGCGGTTTCGTTTATCATATAGTTATTGTATCATAGATTCTATTTTAAATAAAAATTATGCTACCAAAGCAGTTTCAATTGCTTCCATTAACTCTTTAAACTCAATATCTGCACGTCTAGAACCAGTTTTTAGTCTTTCTATTGGTCGACCATCTGTCTCAGGATCAGAATTTTGATTAATATAGTTATGATTAAGTGTGGCACCATTTTTAAAGTGTCTAATAAGGTTTCCATCTCTATCAATTAAATATTTTTCAAAATTTCCACCCATAAAATCATCATCTCCTAGGATTGCAGTAAATAGTGGGTGTGGATCTGCTTTGCCATACTTAGATGGCAATCCTGGAATTACATCTTCTTTTTGTGGTTTTGAAGGAACTAGTTCTGTAAAATTATATGTAACTCCCCAGACTCTTTTGCCAAACTCTTCGTTGTCTGTTGCACAAGAGGTACCCTCTATGTGGTCTCCATAGGTTAAATTAGCCCCGCAGTAGTCATTTGTTGGAACTGCTACAACCTCAAACCCTTGGTCCTTATACTTTTGATATAGGGTCTCTAATACTGCATACTGTGGTGCGTTTCCACAATCTCCAGTAACATTAGCAATAAGTGTTACTTTGCCTTTGTATTGTGAAAGCAGATCATCTGTACTTTCATCTGATGATTTAATTTTAACATCATAAATTGACATATTTCCTCCTAGTTATATACATACTGTATATAGTTATATTATACCCCAATATTTTAAAAATTTAGGTATGCTATAATTGAGATATGAGAGTTTGCCAAGTAAATAAGCATATTTTTGACATAGATAGCCAAGATAATGTACTTTGTAGGAAATGCTCTATTACCTATCTTCATTATGTTGATCAGATAGAGCAGCATGCTGTAATGGATAGATGGTCTATAAATCCAGGCTATTCCTCAAATTTTACTCAGCAAGAGGGCTTTCCTTTTGATTTTGAAATAATTGAGGAATAGTTTTTGTGAGACATCAATATCCTTTTGATGAGACAGAAGAAGATGTAATTCTTACGGTCAAAACCTTATGCCCCGAAAAATGGTTGCTAATAGATAGAGAGACTGGTCAAATATACCAGGGTAGCCCAAAAGGTTATTGGGATAAATTAAAGCCACTTGTAAGGGAAGAAAACTAAATGAGACAATGCACATGTGGTAGATCACAAACCTATCCATACTGTGACAATACACATAAAATAAAAGCAAAAGAAATGCAGGATAAGAAAGAATTAGATAAAGAGCAAGAGGAATCTTCTAGTTAGAATCTTTTAAATATTCTTTATGTTTTCCTGAAAACTTAGGACTAACAAGCCCTATACTTACTGTATATCTTGGATTTCCTTTTAGCATGCTCAAAGAGTGTGGATGTGATGCGGGAAAAATAAAAATGTCTCCAGCCTTTGCTTTGTAAGTAATGCCTAAATCTTTAAATTTAATTTCTGCGCCTTCAAAATCATCATTAATGTGAAGATTAACCATTATATGTTTTTCATCTGGACTATCAGAATGATATGACATAAAATTTCCATCTCTCAGTTTAGAAACAACAAAAGCGTCTTGCCTTGTAACAATTCCAAAGTTATTGTAGTGCTGCATGTACTCTAATATTTTATCAAAAACAAGGCTATAAAACATATTCTTAAGTTTAATTGAACTATAAGTATCATCTTTTGTAAAAACCATAGGTACAAACATTGTCAGGTGTGGTCTTGCTATATCAGAAATATCTTGAAAATGAAATGCTTCTTGATTTATTTTTTCAATTAAATCAATCCATTCCTGTGAGTTAATATCAGTTTTAAATTTAACAATTTTATCTGCTAGTATTTCCATAGTTGACAGTATAGCACATAACATGTATACTTATAATATGCACCAGTAGCCAAGTTGGTTAAGGCACCGAACTCATAATTCGGCTATCGTAGGTTCAAGTCCTACCTGGTGTACAAAGCGAGTGTTGCATAATGGTAGTGCACCATCCTTCCAAGTTGGTAGTGCCAGTTCGATTCTGGTCACTCGCTCTAAGAATGCATCTGTAACTCAGTTGGTTAGAGTACCCGCCTTATATGCGGAGAGCCGAAGGTTCAAGTCCTTCCAGATGCACCGTAGTGGTATAATTATAAGAAAGGGGTAATTATTTATGAATATAAAAACAGTTGATTTTCCAGGAATTAATAGCATATTAAGTAATGCACAGTTTTACAAAGATAAATTTATTAATGAGTCTATTATTGTATTTAGAAATGCTAACCTTTCTTTTGATGAACAGTCAGAACTTCACAATACTTTGGGAAAGATATTTGGCTGGTTCACACCAAAAGAAAGTAATGATGAACTAAGCAAATATATTGAAGATCATGCAACGAATACAAGAGTAGGCATTTCAACTAAAGATGAGGTAATGCTTTCTTGGCATATTGAGCATGTTTATTATGATAACCCAATTCTTGCTGGTACTTGGAATATGCTTGTTTTTAATATTGACAATGAAAATGGTAAAACATATTTTGTTGATTCTGAGAAGGTTTATTTATCAATGTCTCAAGAAAATAAAGATTTTTTAGATAAATGCATTATAAGTGCAAAAGACTTTGGTCTTGAAGATGTATTTACAAATTTTAAGCCAATTCAAAAGCACTGGCTAACTGGCAACCCTCTTGTACGAGTAAGAATTGCTGAAAACAGAGAAAGTATTAATAATTTAGTTTTGTTTGATGGACAAGAACCAACAAAAGATCAAGATGAAAAATTTAAAGATATAGTATGGTGGTTTAGTAATCAAGTAATGAATAATGAGGACATTCGTATGGTCCATAAATGGCAAAAAGGTGACTTAGTTATACCAGATATGTTTAAACTTGCACACGCTGTTACTGGGGGATTTGATCCAATTGATAGAAAGTTTATTGGGATATGGGGATATCAAAAAGAAAAGTAATAAGTTTTGGGTTGTAACTCAGATGGTAGAGTGCCGAACTGTTAATTCGGATGTCGCAGGATCGATACCTGCCAGCCCAGCCACACCTCTGTAGTTCAGTGGACAGAACGATGGACTTCTAAGCCATGCGTCGCAAGTTCGATTCTTGCCAGGGGTGCTATAATAGTAGTAAGGGTGTGGTTAGCCTATATGTGTCGGGAAACATATGTAGCCTATGTTGCAACACCACACCCTCCTAATTTTTGTAATACATAAACAACAGAAAGAGAAATTCATGAGTGAAGCAAAGTGTCCCTACACTGGACAAACCTATATAACAGAAGTAAATACAAACAAAGACTGGTGGCCTAATCAATTAGATCTGTCAGGATTACGAAAGCATTCAGAAAAGTCTGACCCAATGTCAGATGGATTTGATTATGCTGAAGAGTTTAATAGTTTAGATCTTGATGCTCTTAAGGATGACATCAATACACTTCTAACTACCTCGCAAGATTGGTGGCCTGCAGACTATGGCAACTATGGTCCTTTCTTTATTCGTATGGCATGGCACTCTGCAGGTACATATAGAACAACTGATGGGCGTGGGGGTGCAGGTGAAGGACTACACAGATTTGCTCCACAAAACTCTTGGCCAGACAATGGTAACTTAGATAAGGCTCGCAGACTTCTTTGGCCTATCAAGCAGAAGTATGGTAAGAAGATTTCATGGGCAGACCTAATGATTCTTGCTGGCAATGTTGCTCTTGAGAATATGGGATTTAAGACATTTGGTTTTGCTGGTGGTCGTGCAGATGTGTGGGAGTCTGATGATACATACTGGGGTGCAGAAAAAGAATGGCTTGCAGACAACCGTTATAGCGGAGATCGTGAGTTAGAAAATCCTCTTGCTGCAGTACAAATGGGTTTGATTTATGTGAACCCTGAAGGACCTAACGGAAATCCTGATCCAGTTCTTTCTGCACGAGATATCCGTGAAACTTTTGCTCGCATGGCAATGAATGATGAAGAGACCGTTGCCCTTATTGCAGGTGGACACGCATTTGGTAAGGCACATGGTGCTGGAGATCCTTCACACGTTGGTCCAAACCCAGAGGCTGCTCCACTTGAAGACCTTGGTCTTGGATGGAAGAATTCATTCGGCAAGGGTAATGCAGAAGACACAATTACAAGTGGTATTGAAGGTGCATGGACTGCAACTCCTACTAAGTGGGACAACTCATACCTTAAGTTATTATTTAAGTATGATTGGACACAAACAAAGTCTCCTGCTGGTGCAACACAATGGATTCCAACAGATGAGTCTGCTGCTAATTTAGTTCCAGATGCACATGTTGAGGGCAAGTTCCATGCTCCAGTTATGACAACTGCCGACCTTGCATTACGCTTTGATCCAGAGTACGAGAAGGTCTCACGCAGATTCCTTGAAGACTTTGACTACTTCTCAGATCAGTTTGCTCGTGCTTGGTTTAAGTTAACCCACCGTGACATGGGACCTATCTCAAGATACCTTGGCAATGAAGTTCCTTCTGAAGAACTAATCTGGCAAGATCCAATTGGTAATGTTACAAAGGATGATCTAACACAAGAGGAAGTTGATGTAATTAAAGATAGAATAAGTTCTTCTGGTCTTTCAATTTCTGATTTAGTAACAACTGCTTGGGCCTCTGCATCAACATTCCGCAAGACAGACAAGCGTGGTGGTGCAAACGGTGCAAGAATTGTTCTTGAGCCACAATACTCATGGGAAGTAAATGATCAAGACGCAATCGACAGAGTTGTTGCTGTGTTGAATCCATTAAAGGAAGAGTTTGGCGTATCACTTGCAGACCTTATCGTGTTTGCTGGTAGCGTTGGTGTCCAACTTGCTGCACATAATTCTGGTATTGGTGTAATTATTAATGCTAAGTTTAGTCGTGGAGATGCAACACAAGAGCAGACAGATGTTGATTCATTTTCAGTTCTTGAGCCAAAGTTTGATGCTTTCCGTAACTACATTGATCCAAGTATCACTGCTCCAGCAGAGGTTCTTTTGGTAGAGAAGGCAAACCTTTTAGGTCTAAACCCAGTAGAAATGGTTTTGTTGCTATCTGGAATGAGAATGTTAAAGTATAACGAGTTAAGTAATACTTATTTAGTCAGACTTCTATCTTTTACAAATCCAGAGAATGCAATCAATGTCCCTCGTGTAGATCTTATCATTCCATCTAACTCGGAATTAAGAGCGATTGCTGAAGTATATGCATCAGACGATGCGAAGGAAAAGTTTGTTCATGATTTTGTTTCAGCATGGACAAAGGTTATGAACGCAGACCTATTTGTTAAGGAGAGCAAGTAAATGAGAAGCGCAATGTTTTATTTAGCACATTCAACAGCAATCATTGGATTAATGATTGGATCTTATGCTTATGGATTCAAGCAGGCTACAAACAATGTAAGAGAAAAAGCGTTTAGTTTTATTAAACGTAAGTAATTAATAGTCCTGGGTATGACTTAAAACTATCCAATATTACTTTTTAGGATGTTTTGGTTCGTATGGTGCAATCTTAGATTTAATGCGACCATCTTTATATAATCTAACAATCCATCCATCTTTAATCTGAATAGGATTAAATGCTGCTGCTTTTTTCTTTGGCATTACTTTACTATCCTAAATGGAGAATCAATCCAACTGTCTGACTTAGCAACTGGAATACAGTTAGGTACTGGCTTTCCATCTGCCCCTGGCTTCATTCCTCTTTGGACATATCCATCCCAACAAGGTGCTTGCTTATTTACATTACCGCAGCAATCCGACTTCATCTCTCCAGCCTGACACTGTGGGCATTCTTCACAGGTTACATTTAGTTCTTTGCACATTGGACAGCCACAACCTTCGTAGGCCTTACCAATTGATGAGTCGTACATTGCCATAGCAACTTCTGAATCCATTGAGTGATTATCCATATCTGCTTTTTCAGCATCCTTATACATCATGCCAATACTGTATGCTGTTGGCTTCCATGTACCGTTTTCTTCTTTGTGTATTCTAACTGACATTGCTGGATTTTCTGGTGGCATTGAAACCAAAGCATATTCTGATCCAGGTGTACCAAGTATCCCACCCTCAGTCATTATGTGCTCTATAACGCCATGTACAACCCCCTCAGAGGTTGATCCCATAACAAAGTCGCCTTCTTTTATCATTTTATAATTATAGCACAATATCTAATAGTGTATAATGAATATATGAAGATATACAGACCTTATGAAAATGAAATAGTAGTTGTAGAAGATTTTATATCAGAAGAAGAAGTAGAGATATTTAATAAACTTGGCAAAGATGATCCAAGCCTATGGGAAGGATCGAACGATGGAAATGGGCTTAAAGAGTGGTATGGAAACCAACTAAGAATAGAGCCAGATAACCTAAAAAGTTCTTATTGGTATTATAGGGATTTGCTTGATTCTATACAGAAAAGATCTGAATCAATCTTTACTGAATACTATGGTATATCAGACTTTGAATACCTTCCTATTAACTCTTTATCCCGCAGAATTGGTCCTGGCCTTGGCGTCCACACAGATGAAATAGATCCAGAGCATCCTCAATACAATCCAAATGAAAAGATAATTACTCATGGTTTTGTTGTATACATAAATGATGATTACGATGGTGGAGAAATATTTTATCCTAATAAAAATATATCTATTAAACCCATTGCAAGGTCTCTAGTAATGCACCCTGGAAATAAAGAATATGAGCATGGTGTTAATGAAGTCAGGAGATCTACTAGGTATAGCCTTTCTTGGTGGACAAGATAAAAATGGAAATAAATAAACCATTTAATAACGAAATAATAGTTATAAATAATTTTTTATCTAAAGATGAAATTCAATCAATATTTAATTATATTGAAAAAGAAAAGCAAATGCATAAACCTAAAGGAATATCTTCTGAATATTTTAATAATAGGCTTATACAACTACCAACTGAGCAGAATATTGAAACAATTTCTGAAAAAGAAGACATAAAAGATATTGCAAAGATTTATTTATTAAATAAAAATAATATAGTTAATAAAATTAATAATATTTTAAAAACAATATCTGAAGAAAATCTTTATTTAACTGGAATTGAAAATTTAATTTATTCTGCTGATAAAGGAATGCCAACACACTTTGATGATAGCCCAGAAAATTTAGAAACAAATACTCACTATGGATTGGTTCTTTATTTAAACGATGACTATGATGGTGGAGAACTTTACTATCCAAAACTAGAAATTGAGTATAAACCTAAATGTGGAGACCTTGTAATTCACCCAGGAACAGAAGAATATACTCATGGTGTTAGGGATATTTACAATGGAACAAGATACGCTATTACTATTTTTGCTTTTACAAAAAATGAAAGCAGTTTATAGACGACTGCTCAGGTCTATCAGCCACGGGTTTCAGCCTGCTGACTCTCTTTTCATCGAGCATCCGTTGTAAAACCTTTTAAAGTCTCATAGCGGAATGTTATCCATTATACTATTGAATTTCAATAGTTTTTGGCTTTTTATCTTCAGGAATCTGCTTCTCAAGACTAACTTCTAAAATTCCATTGTTAAAAATTGCCGAAACAATTTCCATATATTCTGGCAAATTAAAGGTTGTTGAGAATTTTCTTGCAGCAATACCCTTGTGAAGGTAAGTTACTGAATTATCTTCTTCAATATCAGATCTTTGTCCATTAACTGTGAGTTTATTATTGTCTAATGTAACTGATATTTGACTCTTATCAAACCCTGCAAGCGCAAACTCCAAAACAAATACATCATTGCCAACCTTAACTAGGTTGTATGGAGGATAATTATTTTGTGTTGATCTTACTGTTTGATTGAATCGATTAAAGAATGGATCATCTAAAAGACCCAGCATTGTTTCTACCATGTTATTCCCCTTTCAAGCGAATAAGTTATATACCCCCCAAATTTGGGCAGGTATAAATATTATAGCATAGAAAAACAGGCTAGTCAAATACCCTAGCCTGCTAATCTAATTGTTTACTTCTTTGCTGCTGCCTTCTTGCGAGCAGGAGCCTTCTTAACTACCTTTGCAGTCTTAACTGCTCTTTCTACTTCTTCAACAGATGGCAACTTGCCAAATGCCGAATCGTTAGGGTTGACTGCTCTCAATGCCACGGGCACAATGGCTCCAAGCAATGAGTAAGCAAGTGTCTTTGGATCTGTTACGCCTGAAGCGTATAGTGCAATTGCAGCGCCAAGGACTGATCGTCCGTAAGATGCAAGCATTGCCTTTAGTTGTGTTGTATTCATTTTATTCCTCCTAGGATATGAATTTAGTTAGTACTGTAAAACCAATCCATAAACCAATAATTCCTGCGACTCCCGCAAAAACTGGTGGTGCTGGTACTGGCAATTTGAATGCAGCAAATACTACGCCACACCCAAAACCTGTTAGTATTGATAGGATAACATCTTTCATTGATATTCCTTTTCTGATAATTCGTTGTAATGGTTTAAACATACATCAACAATTTTTGTTGCTGCTCCATATATTTTTTCTGCTTCAAGTTCACACCCAACTACATGGCATGAATAGAAAGCATCATATGCTAGGTCTTCGTATGACTTGAATTTTATCATGTATCTATTTTACCATAGTCGTCTGGCAACAGAGCCTTTATTTTTTTATACCCAACAAAAAGCCTATTTGTGGCTTCTTCCGAAATAATTGGTGGTTTATATGCCTCAAGGTATTCTATGTCTGGACCTACAATAGTAATAAAACTATTAATCTCTTCCTGAACAGAATCAATATAAGAATATGCCCAATCTCTAGAATCTGAAACAAATTTTAAAAATGCTTCATCTGCTTTTTCTTTATCTGTTTTGTTTTCGCCATTCATAGAGTCTTGCATCAGTAAAAGCCTTATGGTGTTTGCAAGAATTGCACGATTCTTTTTTATTTGTATCATATATAATAACAAAAAAAACAATGTAGAGAATGAAAGTACTCCCACTAAGACTGACTCAATCATAATTCTTTCCCACCTTCTCTTACTAAAAGAACAATTGCACCATTATCCTCTAGTGCTTTTTTGACACGAATCATATACTCTATAGCCTGTCTTTTTAACTCCACCGTTTCAAGTGACATAAAAACTTTTTCCTTTGCTTTAACAGTAATAAAATTATCATTGTCAACTATTTCTAAAGAAAAATTTTTGGGACAATGAATAGATCTAAAAGCACGTTTCATTGCATCAGTATACATATTACTCCATCGTTAATGACTGCCAAGTTAATCCCCAGTCATTCTTGCTCTTGTGACTTGAAAACTCTTTAGATATTTCTCCATTTTCTAAGTATACACCACCCCAAACTCCCCACTCTTTTCCAGAAATTCCAACAGAAAAACACTCTTTTCTTACTGAACAAGAAGAGCATAGCGCATCTATTGCAGGCCTAAGAAGTTCATCATCTTCATACTTTTCAAAAAATAGATTTGTGTCGTAGTCTAAACATACTGCTTTGTCTTTCCATTTATATTTATTCATCTAGATCACATACTTATCTGGAATTTCCCACCCTTGACTTGAAGGAACAAATTCTTTTTTCATTTGCCACTTATTGTTTTTATATATGCCAAACTTTGAGTAAAATGCTTTTTCTGATGGAAAGGTTTCAACCACAGTCCAGCCATTCCAAGACAGTTGACGATTATTCTTTACTATTGATTCCATAGTATCTAAAGAATTAATTATTTTCATTGTTTTTCCGTTCTATTTGTTAGCAACCGTAGTTAGTTGCTATTTATTAAAATGTATAAACATTTGTATTAATGTTATTTAGTTTTGATATATGTACAATCTTTGAAACACTTTCTTTTGGATTAGATAAAAATGCAAAATGATTTAAACTTTTAACATTTTCTTCTAGCCATTGTGGAGTAACCTTAAAAAGTTTTATTGTTTTTCCACGAGACTTCATTCCTCTTTCTGATAAATTTGAAAACTCCATAGCCATCATGTTAATGTTATTTGGCCCAGCAGAGTATATGTAAAACTCTTTGTCTTCGTCTAATAACTCAGAAAGCGCAACAGCCATTGCTCTAAGGAATATGTTATAGTTTTCAAAACTACTCGTCCCCTGAACTCCTATGATCATCGCTTGCCCCTTCTCTTAGTTTATCCATTATAAAAAGCATCTTATCTAATTGTACCCTATCCATACTTATTGTGTCAACTTGCTGTGTACTATCTTTATCTATGCTATTGTTTACAATTGGCGCTTTATAAAAAACATTTCCTTTGATCCAATAAGCCTCATTGTCAAGAATAATAACTTTTACATTATTTTCATTATACTGATTTATAGACTGTCTTTTTGTCTTTAGTTTTCTTGAATATTTTTTTGAATAATTATACCTATAGTGCAACATTGATTGACTTATAATATTTGTATTTTTTTTATTTTTGTTGTTTTGAATCATTAAGTATATAATTAGAAGAGATATCGATAAAAGTGTAGCAAGTATGGCTCCATAGATATTATTCAAAATAATCACCTCTATACAATTGTATCACTTTTTACCAGAAAGAACTCTAATAATTTCTTCCAAAATAACTCTTTCGTTGGCATCAAGGGTTTTTATATCTGATACATTAAAAGATCTTGGGGCAAGTTTTACTAATGGATCTTCAGAAGTTACATCCATATCAATAAAGCCTTTTTCCCACAATTTCATTGTAGTTTCAGAAAAGTAAATAGACATTTCGCTACTAAGGTTAGGATCTATATCTTTTAGTTTTTCTGTTGGTCTATACAGACCTTGGCCTGTTTCTTTGTCTATTCCAGCAAATTCTAGACCACCATTAAGAATAAGCCTATCGACTATGTCAAACTCATCCATCACTTTCTTCCCCATTTAACTTTATTCCATCCACGCTCATGTGCATAGTAGATAAATACTTTAACTACCGTTTCCCAAAAGGCAATAGCCCCTGATAGACTTGCGCTTCTTGTTATAACATATGCTACTACAAAGGAAGAAAGTGTTCCCCATATGCGATAACTTAATGCCTTAGCAAATGATCTAGCCTTGGTTACTGTCATTCTTTGCCCCACCCAACAGCATTCCAAATTCTTTCATGATAATAGTATGCCACAAAGTTAACCCCATTGGTTATTAGTGTAGCAACAGTAGCCAGACTAATATCTTCGCTCAAAGCATAAAGAGTTACAAACCCTGAAACCATTGCGACAACTCTCCATGTTAAAGACTTAACAAATGATCTACTTTTCTTTACGCTCATCTTTGTCCCCAAACATTAGTCGCTCTTCTGCTTCGTTCATTAGGCGACCAGACTCTTCTAAGTAATTAAATACCCATTTGCTTGCGTTTTTCAGTAGCCGAAATAGCATGAATGTCTGCCCCCAAGTCCACTTGCTCAATCTTGTATCCTACATCACGACCATAAACAATGTTAGTAATGTTAGGAAGTCTTAGTACTAATGCACCATCCATGAAGTCATCTTTAGCAATATAACCCTTTACCTGATCAAAAGTAAGTGGGTCCTTTTCGCTTGTGTTGTATGTATTACGGACTCCCAGTAGTACTTGCTCTGTTCTCTTCCCTGCCTCTTTGTAAAGGGCATGGTGTCCTTCATGCCATGGCTGGTACCTACCCAGCATAAGTGTTGTAGGTGCAGACCAATCATGAAGACTAAACTTATTAATAATGTGAGATGCTTTTGCTTCTGCATCTAAGTTATGGCTAATGAATGATACATCAAACTCTGTTGGTCGTTCAAACATCTTGTTAGTGTCTTCAAAGCGACCTTCTGCAATGGTGTCCATAAATACCAAAATATCTGGCTTACCAAATGCTACACGAGTTAGATCTGTTGGACATACAAAATCCACGATTACTGGAGCAACGCCTTGCTTAGCAATTAGGCGAGCCATCTCACCCATACGACGAGCCTGCTCAAGTCTATCTTCTGGTGTAAACCCTAAATCTGAATTGACTGTTGCACGAACCTCATCTGCGTTAAGATGAATAGCGTTAATTCGTTCTTTTAGTGCCTTTGCAAGTTCTGTTTTTCCAGATCCTGGCAATCCAATAATTTGTATAATCATTCTTCCCTCTTCCAATGTATGTACGATTTAATATATACTGCTGCATATGCCAATGCAGAAAAAATAAAACCATATTGATCTGTTATTAATGCATACGCAATCCAAAGACATTCATTAAATAGTAAAACAAACCATCCCCATATGGTCTTGCGACCAACAAAGAAAATTCCAGTTACACCAATTACTGCTAATATCCATGACCACATAACTATCTCCAGACTTTATAAATAAGTATACCAGTAAAGCAATTAATCTGCAAGTATTGTTTGATAAATATCTCTATTTTCCCAAAATCCTGGAGTCATATATTTTTCTCCACTTAAAACTGGCAGCGATTCATGAAAATATGGAGACCTTGATGGGAAAACTGCAATGCTTCCAGCAGATGGCTTAATCTTAATTTCCTGATTTTTAAAGTTTAACTCTCCTCCAGTGTAATCATCATTTAGATACAATACAACAGATATTGTCTTTCCTTTATCATCATCATGACAATCTACATGTGGGCCCATCATACTGCCAACAAAATATTTACTTATTGACATTGGGCAAAGCATTCCAATATCTAAGCCTGGGTGCATAGACTCGTAGTCTTTTGAAACAGACTCTATAGCATCATAAAGTGTTTGATATATTTTTTTGCATTCTTTATCTATATCATTGTTTAAGTTAAAAAACTCTGTTCTTATCATTTTTTGCTTTCCAAAAGAATAGTCAGACTGATACGCAGTCCAATCAGTCCATTTAGATATCCCAGTTTTTTCTGTTAAGAATTCATCTAGTTTTTCTATATTTTGAATAAGAATGTCTGGATCTTTTACTGCATTTTCATAGTAGTAAATATTTTTTTCAAGTATGTTTCTTTTCATTTTATTCCTTTTCTTTGTTATCTTTATTTACAATAAACTCTTTTACTTGATCATAAAAAAAATAACTTTGACTATCTTCAGAATCTATCAATGAATTTTCTTTAGGAAAACTATAAACAATTTCTCCAGACTTATCGTCTACTCCAGCAAACTCAAGGCTTCCATCAAGGATCATATCAGATATCTCATTCTTCATGGATGAACCTGTACAGTTCTTCTTTTGTTTTTGCACCATTCATTCTTTTAATTTCAGATTCATTTTCAATTAAAATAAATGTTGGAACGCTTAAAACTTTAAAATTTTTAATCATATCTGGCTCAGAGTCAGCATCAATAAATTTAATGTTCTCGCCTTCAGACACAAGTTCATCTGCAAAAGGTTTTGTTCTTTTGCATGGGTTACACCAGTCTGCAGTAAAGTATAGGACATGTCTCACTTTCCAGACTTCTTTCTAGCCTTTGCAAGTGCTGTAAAATCTTTTACCTTTGTGTCTCCAAGATAACCCCAAGCATACCCATCATTAATCATCATATCATTAAGGGATACTGTGTTACCATCTACATATACCCAGCCTAAAATGCGACCATACTTTTCAGATGAGTCCATCTTCTCAGTCTTAATTACAACAGACTTGGCATCCTTTAGAGACTTCTTTAGGTACTCTTTGGCTTCAAGACCAAGAGCCTTCTCAGCAAGATCCTTTGTGCGAGATTCAGGGGTATCAATACCAGCCAGTCTAACACGAGATGCAAAAAGAATATCAAACCCTAAATCAATAAGAACATCAATGGTGTCTCCATCTACTACGTTCTCTACTTTTCTTACATAATACTCATACATAGTCTTTATCCTTTATTTTATTTTGAATCAATTTTTCTCTTTCGTCAATGATTGTAAGTGCAAAAGACATCATCTTTTTATATCCTTCAGCACTATCCATAATCTTATTATAGTGGTGTCCACAAAACATTAAATCTCCAGAAATTCCATTAACCTGAACCAAAGCCTCTGCTGCACAAGAGTCACACCGATCTTTAGGGCTAAGGGTCCATTCTTTTTCTATTACTGGATTATCAATCATTGTCTTCATAGTATACTACTACTTTCTGTTATCAGTGGAATAAAATCCACTACCGTTGAAAACTGCTCCTATATTAGAGTATACACGAGTTAGATCTGAATTGCAAGTTTCACACTTATACCCTGGATCATCCTCTGAAATAGATCTTTGCTTAATAAAATTATCATTGCACTGATTGCAATTATATTCATAAATAGCCATTACTTCTTTTTCTTTTCTTTAACTGTCCAAATTGGTGCATTAAGCAAATCTCCGCCCCATTCATATCCTAGGGCTTTAACAACAAATCTAATTATTTTAATTCTCATGATTTCTCCTTTCATTTAAAAAGCATATAATATTAACTCTGTCTCCAGCAGAAACTTCTTCCACTTCGTGCTCTAACTCTTCATTACCGATGAACGTAATTAAAGTCCCTGGCTTTGGCCTTAATTTTGTCTCTAGTTTGGGAAAACTTATTAATCCACCCTGATAAGAATCTGAAAGATATAGTATTGCTGAAAAATCTTCTGCATAGTCTTCAGAGTAATTGTCTGTATGCAAAGAATTTTTCCCACCTTCTTTCATATGACTATAAAAGTATGACCTTAAAACAAGATCTTTCTTAAATATTATTGAAGCAGTTTTTTCAATATTTGTACAAATTGATGTAAACAAATCAATAGCAACGTTATACTCAGAATCATCTGTCTTCTTTGATATCTTATTTAAAGATGATGTCAGCCTTGCGTCCTTATTTTCATCGCCACCTGGCCCACCAAAGATTCCAGGCTTTCCAATATTTTTTAAATCTTTTGAAAACTCTTTAATAAGAAGTTCACAAGTTTCTGGAAAGAGGAAGTCTTCTATTATAAAAAGTTTATTGTTTATGCTTTTAATGACTTCCCCTTTCTCAGTATTCATATTATTAAGAAACCTTGTTTCCAAACTTTGCCCAAACTCTTTCATGGATAAAGTATCCAAGTGCTTCCCATCCAATGTATAAAAGCGCTCCAAGGCTTGCGTATTCCCATTCGCCAGTAAAGAGATAGATAACTCCAGCAACTCCAACTAGATGAAACGTTTCCCAACTAACAGTTTTTAGTAATGTTCTTTTTGTTGATTCCATTACTTTGCCTTTTTTGAATTAGTTTTAGGCTTTGCGGGTGCTTTCTTTTCTACTTGCGGTGCTGGAGCAGTTCCTCCGCCACCCCATGATGCTGAGAAATATGGTGGTGGAAAATATGGTGGAGATGCTATGGTTGCTGTTGCTGCTACTTTATTTAAAAGTGGAGCATTTTCTTCACCAGTATATACTGGACGACCCCAACCAACTACGGCATTAACTAACTTCTTCTTATTATTTTTTACATAAGCACGAGTCTTTTCTACACACATTCCGCCATTTCTTTGATCTCCCTTTGCGGTTCCAGAAGTATTTCCTTCAATAACCTGAATGGTTCCATCTCCATTGTTCTTGATGCATAGACCAACATGTGAAATACGATTTACACCGTCATCTGGAAAATCAAAATAGATCCAGTCTCCTGCTTGTGGATCATCATTGCGAGCATCTGACCAACGCTCAGCCTTCTTAAACCAATCTGATGCTGCAACTGTTGATGCAGACTTTGGAAATGATTTTACTCCAGCAGTAAATGCTGACCAAGAAACGAATGACTGGCACCATGGCTGAAAGTTTACCTTAATCCATGCACCATATTTTGTTTCATTATCCTTTGGGCCTTCAATTGTGCCCACTTCTTTCTTTGCAACCTCTATGATTGCTTCTACCGATCCTTTTGCTGCCATATCTGGCCTCCTTTGTCTCTTATCTATTATACCATCTTACCCAAATATTGTAAAGTTATACTCTTTTTCCCATTTAATAATGTCAATCTCATCATTAAGAAGTGGTTGACCTTTTATATTAAGACTAGTGTTAAGCAATACTGGAACACCAGTTTCAAGATAAAATTTATTTAAAACCCTATACAGACCACGATGCTGGTCTCTATTGACAGTTTGTACCCTTGATGTTCCATCAGCATGAACTACAGATGGTATCTTCTCAGGCTGTAAGCACTTGACTGTATACTGCATGTAAGGGCTTGTAAAGTCCATATCAAACCATTTAGAGGCACACTCTTCCATAACTACTGGAGCAAATGGTCTGAATAGTTCTCTTTGTTTAATTAGATTTACCTTGTCTTTAATTAGTGGATCTCTTGGATCTGCAAGAATGCTTCTATTTCCTAATGCTCTGGGTCCATACTCTGCTCTTCCTGCTGCTACTGCAACAATTCCATCTTTTAATATACCGTCAACAATTTTTTGAACGGGATAATCACCACCTAAATCATAACCAAGATAAGGAGTATTCCAGTCAATATGCTTACCGTATAATGCTGCTGCAGCACCCAATGAACTTCCAGCATCCCCTGGGTTTGGCATGATCCAAACATCTTTAAAGATATTCCAAAGAAGGGTATTGGCTGAAGAATTAAGAGCACAACCACCCATAAATACTAAATTATTCTTTCCAGTAAGATGCTTTGCCATACGCATAAATTGGTTTAACCTTTGCTCGTATACCATTTGTACTGCTGCTGCTATATCAAACTTATCTTGTTCTGAAACCCATCCCCAGTAAGTGATTCCCTTATGAAAATTATATTTTTGCTCATCGTAATTTGGAAAATACTCGTCAACTTTTTTATAATATTTTGTCCAATCTCCGTAAGCAGCCATACCCATCATAATATATTCTTCTTGGTTTGGCATAAGACCAACCAGTTGTGTAAATGCAGAATAGAACAATCCAAAACTGACTGGATAATTTTTTTTGTACTTAAGTTTAATCTTGTCGCCCTCACCAACCCATATTGTTGATGTGTTAAACTCACCAATTGCATCCAAAACAACGATACAGGCATCATTAAATGCGCTTGTGTAGTATCCTGCTGCTGCATGAGAGTAGTGATGACCAAAGTTTTTTCTTGGTAAGTCTCTAAGTTCTGTGGATTCAAACCATGGTGTACCCCCACCAAAGCCACCTCTAGTATTTATTCTAAGTTTTTTGAGCAAAGGCTTTTCGTAATATGCAATTTGATCTGGATATCCATACTGCAATGCATCTTTAATTAGTTCTTTGTTTGTAAACCAATCATTTTTTTTCTTACTGTATCTTTCTGCGTGTCCTGCAAAAAGTATCTCTCCATCTTTAATTAAAGAAATAGATGCATCATGGGTTGTTTCATTGACCCCTAAAATTATCATAGCATCTCTTTTATTTTATTATAAAATACTTCTGCAATGTGTATATGCTTGTGAACTCCAGGGTGCCTGTAGTCATAATTATCCTCGATGTCTAACCCTGAATCAAAGTATTTTATAAAATCTTTTACATATTCTTTATGACATTCAGTTTCAACATCTTTTAAATCAATAGGAAATTCATTACTATAAAAAAAATTATTAAAAATTGTATCTTCAACTGAATCTATTGCTTTGCCAAAATCATTAAACCATGTTGACCATACCAAATTAATATTATTTGATTTGCAATATTGTTCTAACATATGAATATACTGAGTTGAAAAAAATATTGGAACTTCTTGTGGTAAAACATCTTCATAGCAATATGGCTTTTTTAAATATTTTTCTCGTTTTTCAATATCGTGAAGACCATTTAAAAAAACTGTAGTAAGTAACCTATCTTCTTTGTCTTGAGAGGTTATTAAATTTTGATTGTTTGAAATAGTTATTCGGTATGGGTCTGGGAATAAGCATACTATTGTTTTAGGATTTCCAAACATTTCAAAATATTTAAAGGCTTTTGCAACTATCTCATTAATTGATGCTCCTGGCTGAGATAAATTTCTTACATTTTTATTTATAATTTTAGATAAAATTGCTGGCCAACTTCCATCCATTGGAATACCAACTCCATAGGTCATTGAGCATCCTAGCGCTAACACATCTGCTTGTCCCAACCATTCACCACCACGATATCCAAAAGAATTGTTTTCATATTCAGTCTCTTGATCTACAAGAACATCACCCCTATAAAAGCCTCTTGTTGATTTATTAGATTGAAAAGTTTCAAGTTTGTTCTTAAACAAAAAATCTACATACTCTTCTTTTGTTTTTGAGTACTGGCTACTTGTGTTCTCTTTCATAGTTAAAATAGTTAGAATATCCATTAATAAATAAATCCCTTTGATTTTTTATTTTTTTTCTTTATTAATTTTTTAATTTTTGCAAGATAATATTTAATTTTTATCATATTTCTATTATACCATTTAATGTTTTTTTGTATTGAGCATATGCATATTCAGACCAATATTTATGATAAGCCTTTCCCATATGAGATCCATCTCTTGCGACAAGAGATTCTTCTTGATTCGAGTTTTCATTTTTATACTTTAAAACAAAATCTGAAACATTTTTTATTTTAGGATAACTAAAACTTTTAAGATTGTCCAGTGGATGAATTTCATACCCTAAGCACCAAGTAAAACCTATTAAAAGAATTTTGTTTGCTGCACAATATTGCTCTAACATATAATAATATTGATAAGCCATTAATTCTAAAACCTGACTATCTGAAACTGTTGATCTATAAAAAAAATCATCTTCTTTGTTGTATGCATAAAATCTTTTTATATCTTGTATATTAAAAAATAAAATATCTGGGTTACCAAAATTTTTAAAATATTTAAAAGCGTTTGTTACTGAAGAATATATAGAGTCTCCTGGTACGCCAAGATTAAAAAATCCAGAAGCACCACTTTCTTTTTTAATTTTTTCATATAGCATTTTTGACCAAACCTCTTCAAGGTACATGCCAGTTCCCCAAGTATAAGAGCAACCTAAAAAAAGAATATGCTTGTCGTTATGCTTTGTTTTAAATTCATCGGAACGAAATCCAAGACTATTAATTTCTGAAATAAAAGTTTCAGAATGATTTTTTTTAAATAGTTTTGTCCATTTTTCAATATCTAAAGGAATATTTGATTTTGGAATATCTAAAAACAAACTGTCAAAAGATAAACTATTTTCAGATACAGAGTCTGGAACTATATAAAAATTTTTTAATTTTTTCATTAATAAATAAAATTTCTTTTTTTAAGTATTTTTTTTATTTTTTTGATAATAAAATAATTTTTTACTGCAAGATAAATTGATTTAATTTTTTTCATTAATTATTACCTACCCTTTAATGCATTAGTCATATGGTCAGCAAAATTAATATAAAACTGATCAAGAGTTATGCCTAAAATAGAATTTAAAGATTTTTCAAGATTTAAAGTTTGTGAGTAGTTAATTATAAACTTATCAACATCTGATGCAGAACTATTTAAAAACAAAGACTCTACAGCCACCATTCCTAAAGAGTAGCCTGCTAAATCTTTTATACAAGAATCATTGTCGTTATTATATTTTTTAAAGAGGTTAATCCATTCCTCTTTAGACATTTTTTGATAATTTGGAACAAACTTTGACATTTCTAAAATTTGACCGTTTCTTGCTGTAAGCACTTGCTTATATCTAGATGCCATTGCAATACCCAATGCATTTGCTTGTCCTTCTACAACCCAACAAGATGGGTAGCCATTTGACCATGTCATCATTTGATAGATATGTGCTGCTTCATGTTCTGCATTCATTTGATCTTGTTCTGTCCAAGAAGACTTTGATCCTACAACCATATAAAATATTGGATTTCTAGTATCTGAATTTCCATAAGCGCAAACAGTAGATGAAGAAATAAAGCATTTACCCTTATCCCACCAAGATGTCCAGTCATAGTTATCTATCTCTAAAGATTTTTTTACATACCATTGCTTTTCTTCTTCGCTTACAAAAACCCAAGTAATTTTTCTATTTGTGTTAACAGGGTATGCATTTATTGCTGTCTCATATTTTTGAACAATCTCTAATACTCTTTTTTCATTTACAAGAGGACTTTTGATTACTGTAAGTCTGAAATCACTTTTATTGTTGTAATGCTCAGTAATTTTTTTATAAATTTTTTGAAGTGTTGTAACTTCTTCTGCAGGTTGTGTTTTTGCACTAGGTGTAGGTGTGGGCGTTGGTGTTGGTGTTGGAGTTGGTGTTGGTGTCACAACAGGTGATTTTTTTACAGCCCATCTATAAACTTTTCCATTTTTTAAACATATTGTATTGTTTTTAACTTTATTTAAGTTAGACTGAGAGCATGACTTATTAGTAAACTCATACTCTTGAATATTTTTTTGAATAGGCTTTACTTCAACTGGTGCTTGGGTTGGTGCAAGCAAAGACGCAACTGTTACTGTAGATACACAAACTATACACATTTAAATTACTGCTCCTTTATTTTAAATACTACCTGGCAAGGATCTCCGCCAGACTCCCACTCTTCTTGCTCTTCATCACTCATGTATGGATCTCCATCATGAGTATTACAGAAAGGCTCTGTTATCCATCCACGCTCAATTCCATTATTTAGCCAGATTTCAAATTCATCATAATCTAATTCAGTCGCTTGAATACCTTTTAGAATCTCTTCAAATTCTTCGCTCATATTAAAAGTATACTCCTATAGACTGACGATGTCAACTGGGCCCATGCATGATGGGTTAAATTTAATTGCAGCATTTACTGCTTGGATTACTCTATTCCTTGCATTTTTTTGTTTATCTGTTGCATATAAAACTCCATATGCATACTCTGCTCCAGACCCCATAGCAAGGTATGGGAGTGTATACTTAGATAAAGACATGTCCGCAGAACTATGCTCATAGATGTTTCCACGAACTGCAATAATTAAACCAAGGTCTCCATCTTTTGATGTGTCAACCCAAAACTCATTGTAGAATTCTTTTAGTTCTTTAATAAACCTTGTCTGCATAAACCTATCTGTGTCTTTAATGTTGGGGGCAGTTGGTTTAAAGTTGTAACGGATTCTTTCTCCGTCCATTGATCCAGCATATCCAATTAAGTATGGGCCTATCTTCCAAACCTTTGGTGCTTCAAGTGCTAGAATGGTGCCATCATCTGATGCCCCACGATCTCCAGCCATGTAAATTTTATCTTCATGGCGTACAACTGCAATACAGGTCATGACAAAGCCCTCTCCAGATAGGTGATACTCAAGTATACCATTGCCCAGAG